TGGGCCCGCTTTGAAGCCTCACAGGGGCGTACAGCGCTTCTCTCCCGGCATTACCCGCCCCTGAACCGCTCGCCGCCGCCCTGCTGTCGGGGCGGCGGCCCACCCGAAAGGCACCAGCCGTGAACCCTGCGAAGCCGGCCGCGAATCTGCCGAAGAAGCCGGGCCGCCGCCGCTACCTGAGCCCGACCACCGAACGCCTCCTGCGTGACTGCTTCCCCGGCCTGGTCCCTGCCCGGGTCATCGAGGAAGCCCTGAGGCAGAAAGCCATCCGTGAAGGGCGACTCGCCGCCCCCCGCAAGCAGCCCGGGAGGACGTTGTGACCACGTTTTCTGACCGGCAGCTCGCGATTCTGCGTCTGCGCGCCGACGGCCACAGCGGCCCACAGATCGCCGCGAAGCTGAACATCGCGGTCAGCACCGTCGACTACCACGAGCGGGTCATTTGCCACCGCCTAGACGCCGTCAACATCACCAACGCCGTGCACCTCGCCTGGCAGGCCGGGATCCTCCGCCGGGAACGCCACGGCGATCACGCCGGCTACGCCGCCCACCTGTACCGCGGCGAGGGCCCCTGCGACCTGTGCAAGGCGGGGGAGCGCGCCTACCGCAACGAACGCCGCAACTCCCGGAAGGAAGCCGCATGAACGACCAGCCCCGCGGGCCCATCGACTGGGCCCGCCGGCAGCAGACCGAGCGGGAGGCCCGGCAGACGGCGACCCCGGCAGCGCCCGAAGCGACCGAGCCCGCCCCGTTCCGTCTCACGACTCCGACCCGGCTGGTCCTCGCCGCTCTCCGCGACGCAGGCCAGCCTGTCTGGGGGTTCGAGATTTGCCGCATTACCGGCCTGAAGTCCGGCACGATCTACCCGATCCTGAACCGGCTCCACGGGCACGGCTGGGTCGAAGCCTGGCTCGAGGACAGCCCCCACCCCGGCCGGCCGCCACGCCGCTTCTACCAGCTCACCGAACGCGGACGCCACCAGCCCGCGACCCCGCACGGCAGCCCTCTGCCGGAACCAGCGAGTGGTCTCGAGGACCAGCTACGCCACCTCACCCGCCACGCCCTCACCACCGCCGGCCTCACCCAAGCCGAAGCCGCCCGACGCCTCGGTCTCAGCACCAAACACCTGCACATGATGCTGTCCGGCGGATCCACCCTCAGCCTGCAGCGAGCCGAACAACTCCTCGCCCTTGTTGGGCAGAAGCTCGCCATCCACCTTGAGGAGGCAGCGTGACGCCCTACCGGGTTCTCGTCACCGGCAGCCGGGATTGGCCGACCTCGGGCGTGGTGTGGGCGGCGCTCAACGACGTCCGCGCCGAGCTCCTCCCCTCCGGTCGGCCGCTGGTCGTCGTGCATGGTGCCTGCCCGACCGGGGCCGACGCTCAGGCAGCCGACTGGGCCGCGATCACCGGACAGTTCACCACCGGCGTCACCATCGAACGTCATCCAGCACGGGACTTCGGACCCTGGCCAGCCTGCGGGCCGTTCCGGAACAAACACATGGTCAGCCTCGGGGCGGACGCGTGCTTCGCCTTCATCGGCTCCTGCACCAGGCCGCGTTGCCACCGCCCCGACCCGCACCCCAGCCACGGGGCAAGCCACTGCGCCCACCTCGCCGAGCAGGCCGGCATCCCGGTCCGGAGGTGGACCGCATGACCGCCGAGCAGCTCGCCCTCCTCGACATTCCCGCCGCCGAACCGGAACCGGAGCCGCGCACCTACTGGGAGAACCGCGGCCCTGGCATCTGGGAGCCGGTCGTCGTCCGCACCCGGTACGCGGTCCCCGGCCCGCCGCCGGACGTTCCCTTCCCGCATCTCACCCTCGGCCGGGACGCGCCGCGGAACGTCCTCGTCGAGAGGGCGGACGGCAGCCGGGACGTGCGGCCCGTCCGGCTCCTCCGCACCAAGAAGCCCCGCAGCAAGGAGCAGCCGTGACATGGCAGCGGAAGGAGTCCACCAGCCGGTGCGACTCCTGCCGTGCCTACTGGTCAGTCCTGCAAGACCTCGGCGAGGAATGGGACGCCGCCGACCCCGACGGCTGGGGCGTCCTCTTCGCCCGCGGCCTCGCCGCCTACAGCCAGCACCTCACCGACCACCTGCCCCGCACCAAGGAGAAGCCGTCGTGATCCTGTCCTTCATCGCCCTCGCCGTCAGCGTCATTGCCCTGATCTACGTCCTGTGGAGCGGGCACGTGACCCGCAGGATGCAGCGGCAGACTGAGATGTACCGGTACCTCACCGCCGCACGCGCCGGCCACCGCCGACGGTCAGGCCGACAGCCCTGACGAGTGGGGGAGTTGCCCACCCCTGTAACAGAATGATCACCGTGCGTTCGCGGTGGCGGCCCACACGACAAGATGCCCTCACAGCCACCGATCAACAGGAAACACGTCGTGATCAAACGCATCGCCTGGACCCTCGTCCCCCTCGCCAGCGCCGGCCTCCTCGCCTTCGCCCCCTTCCTCTACCTGAGGCTCACCCGCCGTACCCGCAAAGACACCGGTCTCCTCGCCGGCAGCATCGCCGCCGTCGTCGTCGAAGTCGTGATGCTGGCCCTCGTCGGCAACGACACCATCGAAGGCATCCCCGACTTTTTCGGCGGCGTGTACATCACCGTCCTCGCCGTCGTCGCCGCGATCCTCACCTGGATTGAGATGCGGCCCGGCAAGGAAGCTGCGGCGCTTCCCGGCCGCGCCTACCTGTAACCGCGCACGACAAAGCGCCCGCCGCCTGGACCAGTCCAGACGGCGGGCATCAGGCACCCCAGGCGTCCGGGGTGCAGTTCTCGGCGGCCAGGGTGGCGAGCCGCCCCGGCAGGTGGGGGCTCGCCGTCTACTGCAGGCACGCCGTCAAGTCGTGGGCCCCGACTTGCGAGTGTAGGTGTCGAGCCCATCCTCAAGGGCCTCGTCGAATCCGGCGCTAGAGCGACGGACAGGGTGCTGGCGTCCAACCGGGGCAGGGCGCTGGCTAAGCGCGGGCACGACAGCGGCCACCAGGTCAGCAGGAGCCGGCAGAACCTCAGCGCACAGCGGGTGCGCGGACTCGATACGGTCTGCGGCCGGGGCGAAGACGTAGAGGGTCCAGCCGCATTCATCGCTCCAGGCCACCCACAGCTCGCGGCCCGAGTATGCGGCGGCCGTGGAGACGACGTCGATGTGAACGCCGCAGCGTCGGTGAGGATCGGTGTCGTTCCACAGGTCGTCAAAGAAGTCGACGTCTGTGACGGTGATACCGGCCTGCGTGAGCGCGGCGGCAACGGCGCGAATGTAGGCGCGGTGGGATTCCTGCAGGGTCGTCTCAACGGGCATGACAGCTCCAAAGGGAAGTTGTCTCTCGCCCGGCCCATGACCAGCGGCGTAGAAGCGCCTGCCCGGCGCTGCGGCGCGGGCGGCGAAGCCAACATAGCGGCTCAACAACCCGGACGCCACCGACACGACAGCGCCCCCGCACCTCGGATTGAGGTGCGGGGGCGCGACTATGCGGACCTTGGTCCGGTTAGCGGTCGCAGGCGATCCCGTCACCATCCCGGTCCAGCGCCGACCGGTAACCCGGCTGCCCCCGATACAGCGGAGCAGCATTCGCAGCCTTGGCCGCAGCACAGTTCGGGTAGAACGCCGACCCGCCACCCGAGACAGAACCCGATCCGTCCGAGTCCGGATCGCTGTCCTCCGTCACTACCGGGTCCGGGTGCAACTCGGTGAACTCCTCGCTCGGGCACGCCGTCCCCGGCTCCGTCACCTTCAACGTCACGGTCGCGTTCTTCGGGTACTCCACCCGCTCACCCGCCTCCGGGTCCTGGAAGCACACCTTCCACGAGCCGGGGTCGGTCGGCGGCGTCACGTCCGTGTACGCGCCCTCAGCGGTGATCTCCTTCACGTCGAGTTCCTCGACCTTCGCCGACGCCTTGTCGAACGTCAGGCCGACCACGTCCGGCATCTCTGGCCACGGGATCGGATCTCCGTCCCGCTTCGGGCACGGCTGGCCCGTGCGCACCACACCGAAGTCGATCGTCTTCGACGCGCCGGTCACCGCCTGGAAACACACGGTCCAGTTGTCGTCGTCCCACTGCCCGGCGTCCCCATCGGACGCGTCGTGCGACACCGCGTTGTAACCGTCCTCGTAGGCCGCGGACTTCGCCACCCTCAGCGTCCGGCCCGTGTAATCCGGCACACCCGCCCCGCTCGGCGACGGCGCCGAAGGTGACGCGCTCACCGGCGCCGACGCGGCGGGCCGCGCATCCCCGGCCGGCTCCTGCTCCTCCGGATCCGCCGTCAAGATCAGAATGAACCACAGCAACGACAGCACCGACGCGATCACCTTCGCCCGCGCCGACCACTTCGTGAACCACACCAGCAAGATTCCCGCCGGCGGTAACACCACCAGCAACGTGATCACCAGAGCCGGATGCTGCCACCAACGGCGTACAGGTCTCGGCGTAACAGGCGTAGCCCAAGACATCAACGATCCCCCAGGGTTGACGACACAACGACCGCACCCTACTGACCCTGCAGCCCCACCCGAACCGGAAGACACCAAGACCACCCGGACGCGCAGAAGCCCCCCGACTGCACCGATCCCTGTCGCCCAGCCGCTACGCCGAGCAAGAACGTAAAAGCTTTACCAATCCGTTATCAGAAAAATCGAAAAGCCCTGACCTGTAGAAACGAAAAATACCCTGCGATTAAATCGCAGATCCCCGCGACGCCGTCACCGATACCCGCGACCCCATCACGACCAGCATCAATGCAGCGCCCAGCCCTCCCCAAGAGCTCCCAAAACTGGCCTAGTCTCGAAACGTGACCACCAATGCGGACACGACAAAGGGAAGCTCTCGACGGCACCCTCACGAGCCATATGTCGAGAACTCCCCTGCCGTGCCACGGCCACGCGCCCAACCAATTACAACAACCAGAAGGACAGCGAAACCCATGACCACCTCCGAAACTACCCCACCACAATTACCCACCCCACCAACACCACAGCCCGCACCCCCGCCCCAACCATCCCAAGCCCTCACCTGGACCCAACTCGCCGTCTGCACCACAAGCGTCATCGCAGGCACCATCATCGGCCTCACCCACTCCACCGAACTAGGAAGCACCCTCGCCGGCGCAGGCCTCAGCGGCATCGGCATCCGCATCGCCATCAATATCCGCCGATAACACAACGCACAGTGCCCCGGCCGACTCCCACGGCCGGGGCACCACGCTTCCAGCTCACCTATCTACGCGGCCTCCTCAACCGCAGCCCTCCGCGGATTCTTGATCACGTACCGCACCCACGACTGCTTCGACCCCACCCGGGCCGCGAGGACATCGACCGGCACGCCCCGCCGGTGCGCTGCCCGCAACACCTCATTCCGGCGGAGCTTCCACGCCCTCACCGCGGTCCTATTCGCGATACCGCGGTGCACTACCACCGCCAGCTGCAGCAGCAATCGCCCCGCCATGTCGTCCAACCTGCGTCGCACCCACGCCCCCAATCAGTGCAGCTCCGTCCGGCGCAATCACGGTCGACGGCGGGCGACAGTGCTACAAGGGCGCGAACCAGGCGCACGCGAAACCCCCGCGCCGAACGGCAGGCGCGGGGGCGAGAGGCGGGGTGACGCGGCCTCGAGCGCGCCGGCACCGAAGCAGTCATGCGGACCGCAGTCCGGTTACCGGGATTCCCAGCGGTCCACGTTGCTGACCTTGCACGTGAACTTGCCCGAGATCTCCTTCAACCCCATCGCGTCCTCCTTCGCCTTCTGCCCCGGCTCCAGCGCGGACACGACCGTGCCGCCCTCCGCGAGACGCGTACCGTCCGCACCGTTGAAGGACACCTGCACGTTCATGTCCTGCTTCTTATCGGTGGAGTTGACGACCTCGAGCTTCGCCACCGGATAGCCGAACTCGTCCTTGCTGCAGCCGGTGATCTTCACGTCGGCTTTCGCGTCCGGCTCCTGAGACGACTCCTTCTCATCCCCGCCCAGGGCGTCCGCGATGGCCGCACTCGCAGCCCTCTCCGCGATCTTCTCCTTCGTCGCCTCATCCAACCCCGCACACGACGCCGGCAACTCCTCCGCGTCCCTTGCCGCCTTGTCCCCGCCCATCGACTTCTTCACCTGCTCGACCACCGCCTTCTCGCAGGCATCGATGTCCGACTTCCCGGCCGAGCCGCCACCCTTCGCGTCGGAACTTTCCTCACCACCGCACCCGGCGAGCAGACCGACCGCAGCGACAACGACAGCAGACACAACGAACCTACGCATAAGAACCCCCGTAAGGACCACAGATGGAAAGAAGCGGTGATCACCCGCACGAGTACAACTATCACGCACACGTCACCAGCACGACACGAACCGTCACCACCGTGATACGGGCGCAATACCCCAACACCGGCCCCTCGGCCGGACCGGAGACAGCATGCCGACCCCAAGCCCTGACACCATCAGCGGGCAACCCAGGAGGCCGACACACCCGCTGACCGGATCGCGTTCTTGTCGACGGATTCCCCCCGCATCACCCTGTCCAGGTCACTCGTGACCATGAGGGGGAAAGCGTGCCTTTTGGTAGTGGAGACCGGGAAACGCTCGGGCGGATCGCGGAGCAGCTGGGCGAGATCAGTAAAGACCTCGCCGCTCTAAAGCAGCAGGTCAACGACCAGCAACACATGATCGACCAGGCCTGCCAGGACGCCACGAGGGCCATCAGCAGCGGCCTCGCCGAGGTCCGGGAGGTCGCCCGCAGGGCACTGGATCGCACCAGCGACGTCGCCACCGGGCACCTCGCCAACATCGGCAGCGAACTCCTCGCCATCCGCGGCGCCCTCGGCCAGCTGGACACCCGGCTACGCGAGACGCCGGCCCCGACACCGGAAGTGCAGGCCGCCAGAGAGGAGCCCGCCGAACCCGAGCCGCAGCCCGTCAAGCAGCCGACACCCGAACCCACGCCCGAACCCGCATCCGGACCCGATCCGGACATCCTCCGCGCCGCCGCCGGCATCGCCCACGCCACCGTCGAAGCCCACCGCGACACCTGGGCCTTCCTCATCCAAACCGCCGGACGAGAACAACACTTCCACATCCCCGGCAAAGTCCACGACGACGACGGGTTCGTCCAGGTCCGCTTCTCCGGGCCCAGCCTCGTCGCCGCCATCACCAGCCTCGACCACGTCGCCCACAACGCCGACAGCCCCGTCACCCGCGCCATCGCCGACCACATCCACCAGAAGATCACCACCGCCGTACAAGAGATCATCGACCGGCCTCACCGCGGCCACGGCGACGGAACACCCGTCCGCATCGTCATCGACGACCGAGCTGCAGTCGAAGCAGACGGCGACAGCTGACAACGCGATGCCCCGCCCCTCATTTGAGGGCCGGGGGTATCGTCGTCGGGCCCTCGACCGATAGCGGACCTCTGGCATATGCCAGGTGATGCCACCTAGGAGCGTTCCTAGGTGGTACCACCACTGCGGCCTAGGCCGTGCGCTACCGTGGGCGCGGGAGAGATGTGAAAGTGGCGCGGCCGGAGGCGACCATGAGCGAGCAGCCCTGGACGATCGAGTCCATCCGCGACGCCCTAGGGAGCCCTGACCTCGCCCAGCGCTTCCTTGCCGAAATCAATCGAGCACCCGCCCACCAGCTACTCGCGGTCTTCGCACGATGGCAGCGCATCGCCAGCAACCTGGACACGGCGTTCGACGACGACACGGTCGCGGCAGTGCGGCGCGGCGAGGAACCCCCCGGCCAGTGGATCGACGGCAGCGAACGACTACAGCGAGCAACTGAACGATTCCACTCACACGGAGCAGCCTGACCTGGCAGTCTCTACCCTGTGTACAAACTGCGCTACACAGAGGCAGCCGAAGCTGTCTGGGACTCCCTCCCGGAACAGGCACGCGACGAATTCGAGCGTGCCCTCGTTGCCGTCTGTGAAGACCCCTGGGCGCGAACCAAGCCCCGCGACGAAGACGACCCCCGAGACGTCCGCCGGCTCCTGCTCCTGCGGCTCACCTCCACAGCCTTACTGATCATCGAGGGGCCACCCGTCCGCCGGGTCTACATCAGACACATCGACTACCTCGGCTGAACAGTGAAGGCCCCGCCCGGTTTCCGGGCGGGGCCTTCAGGCGCACTCGGGCCCGCGCCACCTCAAGCGCGTCGACACCGGCGGGACTACGCGGCGTTGGTTGCCCGGCAGACCACCAGCGCCCGCCGGATGTCCGACGCCAGACGCTCCAGGTCGCCCGCCAACTCCTCCGCCTGCACCTCCGATAGGTGCGCGTCATTCGCGCCGGCACCGTCCGCGACGACCAGATGAGCGACCCGCAACCGCGGGTCCGACGCCGCCGGATCCGCAATGATGTTCACGTACCACTCCAGGACAGCCGTCGAGTCATCACTCATGTCCGGCACCTGCACACCACCGCCCGGCCCGTAGTGCGTGATGTCTTCCACGGCGACCTCACGGTTCTCGACATGGTCGACGTGGCACCAGCTGGGGCACGGCACGTAGACCGTCTGCACACGACCCGGACGACCGATCGACGCCGGCACCAGACGATGCCCCAACGGAATAGCGGGCGACGACCCACTGCCATAGCAACCTGACGTTGCAACGGCGGAGTGCGTTACGCTCACGGCGAGACCTTCTCTCTAGCGAGTGATGGGTTGACTGATCAGCGAGGTGATGACTCGCTGGTCGCGCTGGCCGGGCGGGTGATGACCGCCCGGCCGTTCGCGTTCCAGGACGGGTGATGACCGTCCTGGGCGCGACGTGACGAACCTACTGCCACTCACGCGGGGCCCGGACGGATCCAGTAGGCCCCTGACCTGCGGCGGAGTGACATATTCTCACTTTCGTGAGCATGCCAGCCGAGGCGACCTGCGCGGATTTTCAACAATGCGCACTTCACCCCGATTCAACGAAACCGAGAACGACGATTTTGGAATGGCCGGAACACGCCGACCCACTGGCCGAGCGTTGACCGCGCCCCCCCGCTCGCTCGGTCGATCACCCATGCAAGCGAACAATAGGCCGCAAATCAAACACGAAACAGACAGGCCAACCGGCATGCGCCGGCCGCGTCACCGAGCTGGAGCGCGGATGACGAAGGTCCCGACACCGGGGCGGCTCTCGAGGATTCCTTCATCCTTGAGGATCTGGAGGCCGAGTGACGCAGTCGGTCGACTGATCCCGAACCTTTTGGCGAGATCGGCGACCCTAGGGAGACGGACGTCGGGCGTGTACTGGCCCGCACTGATCTCGTCGCGGAGCGTCTGCGCCACCAGATCAGGCATCGACATCTTGGCGCTCCGACTCTGCATGCTGAACGAAATTCCGCGCTGTTGCTGAGAGTGGCGCGCGGCTTCAGCCCGAGCTGAAGGCGCTGGTGCTGGCTTCACCCATCCCGGCCGTCTCTCGATGCCGGTCGCCGTGTGCGCGGTGTTGTACGAGGGTCCTTCAGTGCGAATCGCCCGCTTTTCCGCCTCCTCGGCCTCCGCGCGATTCTCGTGCCACTCGACTTCCTTCCGGTGGACGTCCGGCCACCAGGTGTCAGAGCTGTCTATGGCGTGCTGGCGCCAGCGCCGCTTCGGGTCCTTGGCGATCCCGACGTAGAGCAAGTTCCCCTTCGCGTCGAAGAAGCGGTATAGAGCTGTTCGCTGGATGAGGTCAGGCATGATGTCCCTTCGCCTTGCTGGCGTTCCACGTGGAAGCGATGCGTACAGTTGACGCGTGGGCACGTTGGCATGGCCTGGCGGCAAGGAGAGGCTTGTGTAGCCGCAGGCCGTGGCGTTGCGTACTCGTGGAACTACTGGACAACATTCGGCGACTTAGACGTCTAAGTCAAGCGGGTCGACAGAAGTCGTTCGCCGGAGCCGAACTCGTGGAGGGACGGACTTGGCTGGGATCAAGATGGGCTACAAGGAGATCGCTGAGGAGCTACGTGCTCGCATCGAGCGAGGCCAGTACCGACCGGGTGACCCGATCCCCAGCGAGTCCGAGGTGATGGCGGAGTTCAAGGCCGGCCGTGAGACTGTCACGAAGGCGCTGCGCCTCCTCCGAGACCAAGGGCTCACAGTTGGAGGGCAGGGCAAGCAGGCCATAGTCCGCGACTTCAAGCCCATTCGGCGTTTGGCCAATGATCGACTGTCGCGTGAGGTCTGGGGGGCTGGCACTTCGATGTGGTCGATCGATGTGCGCAACGCTAAGCCGAAGGTGGAGGGGCTTGAGATCGACACCTTCGAGGCGTCTGCACGGGTAGCGGAAGCGCTGGGTATTCCGCGAGGTCAGGCCGTGCTTCGCCGCCGTCGGCACTACGTGCTGGATGGTCGACCGGTGCTGATGTCGGACTCGTACATCCCTCTCGACCTGGCCGAGGGTACGCAGATCATGGAGCAGGACACGGGCGAGGGGGGCATCTACAGGCGCTTGGAAGAGGCCGGGCATGGGCCGGTTCGCTTCAAGGAGGAGGTCCGCGTGCGCATGCCCAACTCGAGAGAGCTGGCCGTCATGAAGCTGGGTCCTGGTACGCCCGTCGCCTGCGTGGTTCGCACGGCTTTCGAAGAGAGCGGGCGTGCCGTGGAGGTCAATGAGATGAGCTTGGACGGCGGCAGCTACATCCTGGACTACGTGATCGACGCATAACGGCAACGCTCCTCTTAGGCCCCCGCCCTTCGGTGGGGGCCTTTTTGTGTCCCTGGGCAGTGTGTAACTCGCAGCGCTTGACTTAGACGTCTAAGTGGGAGCACTCTTGGAACACGCCACCTACACGTCTAAGTGGAGGTGGTTTCCCACACCTGCCCAAACGACCCGGGAGCAGCCTTGAGCCACGAAGCCCCGGCCGCGGACAACGTGGCCGACGTCCCGAAGTTCCTGAACGCAATGGAGGTCGCCCGCCGCCTCCGCGTCTCCCGTTCCACCGTCTACAACCTCATCTCCTCTGGCCGACTCACCGCCCACCGCAACGGAGGCGGCAAGGTCCGTCCGCGCGGTGTCCGTATCCCGGAGTCGGCCGTCGAGGCCTACCTGAACGGTTCGCTGATTACCCCCACCGCTGCCGAGGAGGCCGCGTGATGTCCACCCCCACCCCCGTCCTGACCGCCCCGCTGCCGCCGGCCGCGGCCGAGATGCTGGCTCGTCTGCAGTCCGAGTTCCCGCTGATTCGTGCGGTCGCCCAGTACGAGACGGCGGCCGAGCACGCGGTGCAGCTGGCGGCGCTCGCCGAGGCTGGCCGGCTCACGGACCTCGACGCCGACAGCCTGGCCGCCGCCGAGGCCATGAAGGACGCCGCCCGCGCCCAGCTCGCCGACGCCGGCCGCCTCGACCTGATCGGCGGTGCGTGATGGCCCGCATGTCACGCCGCGAGATGAACGAGCTCGCCGTCGACCGCGAGAAGTGCGCCGCCCGCTCCGAGCGGAACGCCGAATCCGCCAAGGCTGCCGCCAACGACCCCACCCTCTCCGACACCACCCGCAAGCAGGCCGCGGCCACCGTGCCGATCGCTCTGCGCCACGCGGCGGAGTACCGCGAGGAAGCCCAGGCGTTCCGCGAGGGCCGCATCCCGGGGGAGGACTGGTGAGCGCCGCCGACGAGATGCCGACGCGGGACGTTCGCCGGCCGGAGCCGACGCCGGACCTGCCGCCGCTGCCCCGCGAGACCACCGCCCGCCGCCGCGCGCTGAAGGTCCGGGGGTGGTGACCGTGCAGGTTCCCGAGCCCAGCCCGGAACTGGAAGCCGCGGTCGACGAGGTTTTCCTCGGCTGGTGGCCGGACGACCTGATGGCCATCGTCCGCCAGCCCTACGAACCGGGCGCCATCGCTGCCTACGCCCACCGTGACAACGGCGCCTACCTGCCGGAGCGTGAGTCGTGACCGAGCGGGAGCGGCTGGAGCCGCTGCAGACGCTGGCCGACGAGGTTCTCGCCGGGTGGCCCGGCTGGGATGGCGAGTCGCCCTACGTGGAGCTGGTGGCGATCGACCCCGTCACCCGCACCCGGCTCGGACACCGGTTCGTGCCCGTCACCACCGGCCGACCCGAGCCGGCCACCCCGCACCTGCACCTCGTCGGGGAGGCGTCATGAGTCCCGCCGAGCAGGGCGCCGCCGCGAAGGCGCTCGCCGAGCAGGCCCGCCAGCACATGGAGGCGGCGAAGCAGGCCGCCGAAGCCGCTGCCGCTGCCGAGGCCGCCCGACTGGCCGCCGCCCAGCAGTCCCGCTAAACCACCTGACCGCCGCGGGTGGCGTGTCCGCCCCCGTCCCGCCACCCGCGGCTTCCCACCATTGCGCCACCCCATCCCATCCCGGCATGACCAACCGAGGAGATCAGCCATGCCTTCTTCCACCCAGGCCGTCTGGCCCGAGGGTGTCATCGCCCGCTACCTGACCATCGTGGGCGCCACCGCCGACATCAAGGCCATCGGCATCGACCGCCAGACCAGCGTCGGCACGATCACCGACATCACGATCACCGCCTACTGCCAGGGATGCAGGCAGAAGGACGTCTACACGCACCTCGGGATGGACGCCAACACGCTCGGCGACGACTTCTTCACCAGCAGCCTCTGCGACGACGCCCGCTACTGGGCCCAGTCCCACGCGGAGAAGTGCCGCGCCTTGCTCCGCCCCACCGCCTGACCACCCCACCCCGCCCCATCCCACTGACCTGAAAGGGCTGACCACCCATGTCTCCGTACATCTCCAACGCCGACCTCGCCCGCACCGACCGGGGCCAGCGCGTCCGCTCCACGACGACGATCGCCGACCTGTTCGGTGACGCCCTCGACCGGGCGCTGCACCGGGAGGCCGTGTACGCGGTGCCGCTCGACCAGCGGACCACGTGCCCGATCCACCTGGACTGGGTGACCAGCTGCACCGAGCTGCACCTCCACTACCCGGCCGCCGCCTAACCCACCGACCGCCGGGCGGCGGACACCCCCGCCGCCGCCCGGCACCAGCCCCGGCATCCAGCCGTGAGGGCGCCGGATCGACTCGGGCCCGGGGCACGCACCACCACCAACCGACCACCCAGAAGAAAGGCAGTCCCATGAAGAAGTTCCACATCAAGGCCGAGGCCACCAACCGCTGGACCTTCGAGAAGCAGCAGGTCGAGGGCACCATCAGCGCCGACTCGGAGGCGTGGGCGCGCCTCGGCACGAAGGAAACGCTCAGCAGGGACGGCTACGACGTCGACCAGGTCGAGGTCCGCGAAGCCCGCTGACCGGCTCCCCGATCCGCCGGTCCAGTACCGGCGGTGAGGGGAACCGCGCCAGCGCTTCCAACCCAACCGAGAGGAACAACGCAATGCCGAAGTGGGCCCTCACTGCCACCAGCCGCACCGGCCAGAAGGTCAACACGGTCACCGGCGCCTCGACCGACAGCGTGAACGTCTACAGCCAGGCCGACCTCGACCGGCGGCTGGAGGCAGCGAAGAACGACCCGCGGGACCTCGACGTCAAGGTCGAGCGCCTCAGCTGACCCACCCAGCCCCGGACCCGGCGTGACGCTGCCGGATCGGATCCGGCCCGGGGCGCCAACCAGACCACCCCCATCCGTCCCGATCCCCGAAGAGGTCGCCATGCTCCGTTCCGTCCGCTGGCTGCTGCTGGCCCTGTTCCTCGTCCTCGTCGGCCTGTGGCCGGCCGCCGCCGCCCCGATCACCCTCGCCGCGACCGGCGCCGCCGTGATCCTCGCCGCGATCCCCGGCCCCGTCCTGCTGCTGGCCGCCGCCGTCGGCTGGCTGAAGCACAAGCCCGCACCCGCGAAGGCGGTCGCCTGATGGCCTGGCGCAACGAGACCGAAGGCGGGGCCGCCCGCACCGACGACAGCCGCGGACCCAAGCCCGCCCGCGCCTGGCAGCCGACCAGCCCCGGCGAGAACCACTTCAACGGCCTCACCCCCCAACCGTCCGCCCGCCAGGGCGAATCCACCCGCCTGTACCGACGCGCCCGCGTCACCGCCAGCTAGAGACCGAAGGGACTGATCCACCGTGACCGCCACGTCGATTGAGAAGGTCAACGGCCGCGCCATGGCCGAGCCCGGCTTCGACGCTGTCGCGCTGGCCAAGGCGGAGGCGATCCGGACCGAAGCCGCCGCCAAGGCCGACGCCGCCCGCATCAAGGCCGAGACCGAGGCCGAAGCCGAGAAGCTCAAGGCCGCCGAGGAGGCTGAGAAGCTGCGCATCGCCAACGAGCGTGCGGCGATGCGGCTGGAGAAGGAGCGCGCCGATCACCAGGCGCACCTCGCGAAGAAGCGCGCGGAGACCGCCAAGGCGAAGGCCGAGGAAGAGAAGGCTCAGCAGGCCGCCGCAGAGGAGAAGGCCGCCGAAGACGAGCGGGCCGCCGAGCAGAAGCGCAGCGAGAACCTGTGGAAGTGGGGCGCCCGCGGCATCTACCTCGTCGGTCTGATCATCGCCGCGCCGGTGCAGTTCCTCGCGTTCTGGGACGAGAAGCGCCCGTTCATGATCGCCGCCCCGGCGCTCCTCGAAGGCCTCGCCCTGGTCCTCGCCTGCGGTGCCGCCTGGGCGGTCGCCCACCGGCGGGACGTTCTCCCGTACCGGATCGGCATCATGGCCGGCGCGCTTATCGCCGCCGGGATCAACCTGTGGCACGGACTCACCGATCCCGCCATCGGCTTGAACGCCGGCCTCATCGGCGCCATCGCCTCCCTCGGCGGGCCGATCGTCCTCATGGCCTACGAGCACGGCATCGCTCAGAAAGCCGACGGCATCCCCTCCTTCCGGGAGCGGCGCGCCGCCGAGCGGGAGCGCCGCGAGGAGGAGGCGGCGAAGCGCAAGGCACGCGAGGAGCGGAAGGCTGCCGAGGAAAAGGCCGCCCGAGAGAAGGCCGCTGCGCAGGCCCGGGCGGAGGAGGAGCAGCGGCGCCGCGACGAGGACCGCAAGGCGAGCCACTTCGAGGTGTGGGAGGTCGCCGACGCGATGCGCGCGGCGCGCGGCTCGCAGTACGTGACCGAGCAGATTTGGGCCGAAGCCTGGTACCGGGTGACGGGCTGCAAGACGGTCGGCATCACCCCCGAAATCGAGGCCAAGTCGCGTGCCGCGCAGGCCCGCATGCAGACGGTCACCGAGCTGCCCATAGAGGGACCGTTGTCGCTGATCGAATCCCAAATCAAGCGTCGCCAGAAGAGGGATCCCGAAGCGCCCGACGGGCGCCGCAACAACGGCGGCACGCCTCCCGTCCGTCGCGCAGGAGACACCCGGCCGTATAGCGAAGGGGCTAGGCGTCAGATCGGCCGCGAGACGGCCGCTCGGAAGGTAGGGGAGAAGCCCGAATGACGGGCCTCGCCTACGTGCTGACGCACCCTGAATTCCGGGCGGTAAAGGTCGGTTGCACCACCTCCAACTCGCGCCGGCTGGAGTACTTCGGCCGGCGCGGGTGGGAGCCCTATCGAAGCCTCACCGTTGCCACCCGGAGCCTCGCCCGGCAGATCGAACAGGCAACTCTCTTCGAGATCAGGTTCCACCTCTACGTGCCGCACTACCTCACCGGAACCGAGATGCGGTACAGCGGCTGGAGCGAGACCTCAAGCCTGGGCCTGATTACTGCCCGTGAGGTTTGGGACGTGGTCTGCGAACAGGCTGCCGCCCTCGTCCTGAGCCCAACGATCGGCCGAGTCGCCGACCGGCGGCGCCGCAATGGCGGCACCCCACCCATCCGCCGTCCGGGCCAGACCGCGCCCTATCACCCCATCGCCCGCACCCAAGCGCGCCTCGAGCGCACCGTTGAAAAGGACGCGAAGTGAGCATCGAGACGACCCCCAGCAGCACCCCGGATCCGGAGTGGGAGCAGATCACCGCCACGCTCACCAAGGACCCCGAGCCGGCCCCCGTCTACGAGTTCGAGAAGCGCCCCCGCCCGGCATGGATGATGTCCGGCGAGCAGCTCCGCCAGTGGGCCGTGTACGCCCGGGACAACGCGATCGATGCGGTCCGCTTCCACGCCACCCACTCGCCGTACTACCTGGGTTGGTCGGTGCGCGGCTACCGGCGCCTGTGCCTTAGGTGGTGGGAGGCACGGCACGACGACTACCGGCAGCAGATCGCCACCGCCAAGCAGATGATCCGCGAAGCGAAGGACCTGCCGCGGGGCAAGGACCGGGCCGCCGCCGAGTCGAGCGCCCGCGCCGTGCTGAACGTGCGCCGCGCCGAGTTCAAGGCCCACAAGACGCGGCACTGGATTCGCACCGGCATCAGCGGCCTGGTCCTCGTCGGCGGCGGCACGATCGCCGCCGTGGCTGGCGGGCTGTGGGTGCAGATCCTCATGGCCATCGCCGTCATCCTCACCGGCGCCTGGTTCGGCCGGCCCGAAGAGCCCGTCGCCGCCCCGGCGCAGGCGCCAACCCGGACCAGCCACCTGGGCGAGGACACCATGCGGCGCGTCCTCGTCGAAGCCGGCGTCGTCCCCGAGCGGCGGGCGGCCGAGATCCGCGGCGTCGGCATCCCCCACAGCGACGGCCCCGGCATCGCCTACGCCGTCGACCTGCCCTCCGGCATCCCCGCCTCCGCCGCCCTCGGCAAGGAACAGCAGCAGAAGATCGCGTCCGCGCTCGCCGTGCACCGCGACTGGATCGACCTCGACGTCGACCGCAGCCCCGGCAGCAGCGAATCCCGGCTGAAGGTGTGGGTGTCCAGCAGCGACCCGTTCGCTATCGTCCGCCGGTCCCCGCTGATCGACCACGACGGGCCCGTGAACACCTTCCGCGACGGCGTCACTGTCGCGTTCGGTAAGCACGGTGAGCCGATCACTCTGTGGATCCGCGACAGCAGCATCATCGTCGGCGGCGCCACCCGCCGCGGTAAAGGCATGCTGCTGGCGAACATCCTGCTCGGCATTGCCAAGGACCCGTGGGTGAACGTCCGCGTCTTCGACGGCAAGGGCACCGCCGAGCACAACCCCTACGCGCCGATCATGGCCACGTTCGTGAAGCGCAGCCCGGAGCGTCTCGCCGTCATCACCCGCCTGATCAAGGAGGAGATCGACCGGCGCTCCGACCTCCTCGACGAGTACGGCTACGAAAAGATTGACGACGACAACTACGAGGAGTGCATGCGCCTCCTCGGCGGCCGTGAGGTCTTCATCGTCGACGAACTCGCCACCTACACCCCGAAGGGAACCAGCCCCCACGCGGACGAGATCACCGAGAACCTGTCACAGATTGCCGCCGTCGGTGCCGCGCTCGGTGTCACCCTCATCAGCCTCACCCAGGTGCCCGAGGTCGACGTCATCCGCGGCCGGCTCCGGCAGAACCACGTCGCCCGGGCGGCGATGAAGACCGAGTCCGGCACCGCGTCGAACACGATCCTCGGCGACGGCATGACCGGGCAGGGCTACGACGCGTCGAAGATCCCGATCGACCAGCCGGGTCGCGCCTGGCTGTCGACCCCGGAGACCGGCGTGATCGAGGTCCGCTCCTACCTGGTGAAGCCCGAGGACAAGAAGCGGGTCGCCGCCGAGGCCTACGAGATCCGCAAGGCCGCCGGGCGCTTGCCGGGACAGTGGCGGGACCTGATCGAGGAGCAGCTCGTCGCCGAGACCGGTGTGTCGTCGGCGGCCGGCGGTGAGGGCGGCAAGGGGCGCATTGGCGCCCCGGCGCCGAAGGTCCCCGAGCCGATCGCCCTCGCCCGTGCCGCGTTCGCTTCCGTCGGTGACCCGGACCGGATGACCAGCACCGAGTTGTACAAGCTCGTCGCTGCAGCGTCCAGCGACTGGGCCCCCGAGGAGGACGGGGACTTCGACCAGGCACGCGACCGGTTCCTGAAGGCTCTCCGGGAGGTAGCCAATGAGGTTGCGCCGGGCGTGGACATGCGCGTCAAACAGTGGTCGGGAGGCCGAGGCTACTACCTGGCAACGATCTTGTCTCTGACAGGGGAGCGCCCGTGACGCGCCCATGACGTCGCAGGTCAGGCCCGTGACGCCTCCCGTGATGGGGGCGTGATACCCCCGCAACCCATCGCGGGGGCAGGTCGCCGCATCACGCCCCCATCACGCCTCCTGACCTGCACCGATGCCGCTCATCACGGGTGGCATACCACCACAAAACGCCACCCCCGGAGGAGTCCATGCTCACCCTGAAGATCCAGCAGATGACGATCGACGGCGCCCCCTACACGTGCCCTGAATGCCTCAGCGAGGCATTCACCCTCGACGGCGGCAGCTTCATCGACGCGATGCCGGTCCACGGCAACTGCTGGCAGTCCCACAGCTGGGAAGACCCGCTCATCACCGTCGGCGGTCTGAAGCAGATCAAGGCCGCGTCCACCGGCCGGCAGCGCCCGGAGGATGAGGACACGTTTGAGGTCACCATTGGCGGTGCCGTCCTGGCCGGGGTGCTGTACCCGGAGGTGACGCCGGAGGACGTGAAGGCCGCGGTCCGCATCTACTGGCGGCGCCTCATCAAACCCGCCCTACGGAAGCAGAAGCGGAAGGCGGTCCGCGCCGTCACCCGCCCGATCAAGCAGGCCGCCCGCAACGGCGTCGCCGCCGCGAAAGCCGGGGCGCTCGAGGCCGCCTGGACCGTCCAGGCCGGCGGCTACCAGCCCGACCCCGACCACCAGCCCCAGCCGATCAACCCGTGCCCCGCCTGCCGCGGCAAAGGCCGCCACGCCATCGAAACCCGCCTGCACGACACCACCAGCATCCGCTGCTCCGTGTGCCACGGCACCGGCGACATCGACTAGGAGACCCACATGCCCCGCATCCGACGCACCCACGAACCCAAGGGCTACCGGCCCACCGAGACCGAAGTGCAGGAGGCCGCCGCCCAGCTCAACGCTGGCAGCCACCACGCCGCCTACGACCTCACCGCCCACTCCGGCGACCACCGCCAGGAGACCGCCATGCGGATCCTCGGCCACTGCGTGGAGGACGCCGAATGACCCGCACCTACCGCTGGACCGCCCAGGTGAGCGACGGCAAGCACCACGACGGCCGCGCCGACGGAACCGTCCAAGCCGCCAGCGAAACCGAAGCCCGCCGACTCGTCGCCGACTGGATCCGCGAGAACAGCGCCCGCAAGAACCGCACCTGGACCGCCACCCACATCACCCTCAGCTAGGAGACCCACATGACCGAGCAGATCACCCCGATGAGCGAGGAGGCCGCCAAGGAGGAAGCCGACCGCATCATCGCCACCGCCTTCCGCGACCACACCCCCGTGCCCGCCGTCGGGCCGACCCCGCCCGTACCGCAGCCCGGCCGGCCGCCGATGAGCCCCAAGGCCGTCGACGACACCGCGCGCATGCTCGGCGCCAGCGTCCTCATCGCCACCTCCGGCGGAGCGACCACCGCGGTCCTGTGGGCGTCCGGATACGCCAACCCGGCGGTTGTCGCCTGCGTGTTCGGTGCGCCGACCGCCCTCGTCCTCGCCCTCGGCCGGCTCGTCAAGCGGGCCCGGCCCGAGCCGGAGGTACACCAGCACTTCCACGGCAACGTCTACCAGGACCAGCGCAACACCGAGACCCGCGGCGTGTGGGCCAAGACCATCAACCGGAAGTGACGCCCGTCACGCCCCGTCTGCACTCTCAGTGCCGACAGCCAACCGCAGCACCGAGACAGTAGAACCACTAACCCGAACCCACCAGGAGGACACCATGGCACGCAGCCCCAAGGAACTCGCGCAGCAGGTCGCCAACGAGGTCGTCAACGACGCACTCGCCGCCACCAGGCAGAACGTCAACACCGGCACCCACTACGGCAGCCAGACCACCACGAACATCACCGTTCGCGGAGAGTCTCACGCCGGGGACTACGTCGCCGGACGCGTCATCAACGGCGACGTCTACGGCGACCAGAGCAGCCGCTAACCCTGCCGGGGCGGCCGTCCACTACCAGGCGCACGGCCGCCCCACCCCGAACCCCGTCACGAGACCCGGAGACCCATCATGTTCGCAGAGTTGTTCGCCCTGCTGTACGTCGCGCACCTCGCCGCGGACTACCCGCTGCAGACCGACCACCAGGCCGCACACAAGGCGGATTGCTCCGCGAAGGGATGGCGGGCCAACTTGGTCCACGCCGGAATCCACGTCGCTACCTGCGCGGTCGCGCTCACGGTCGCGTCCGTCGTCCTTGACCAGAGCGCCGGCATCTGGGCGAGCGTGGCGGCCCTGGTCTGGATCGGTGGCACCCATGCCGTCATCGACCGCAGGTGGCCGGTCCGCTGGTGGATGGAACACACCCGGCAGGCCGGATTCGCCCAGCACGGGGGAGCGGCCCACGTCGACCAGACAGCACACGTCATCGTCCTGGCCGTAGCAGCCCTCGGAATGGCCGCGGCCTGATCAGCCAGCTACGACAGGGCCCCGGCCGTCACCCGCGGTCGGGGCCTTCGCGTTGGGTGCGGGTACGGCGCGGGCCAGCCACCGGCCATCCGTCATGTACCGCGGCGGCAGAGTCGGCCGGAAGCCGGCATCCACCAGCTTCGCCAAGCCCTCGACGCACTCGTCTTCGGTGTCCGCCTGAATGCTCGCCCGAATCGCCATGACAGCAGTCTGACGCCGGCCGCGGGGGAGAAGGGGCGGAATCGACGAAGCGCCCCACCGGAGCCATCCAGCAGGACGCTTCGAGGGGGCGGGCTACGGCCGCCACGCCTCGCGGTAGCCGGGCCGGCCCGCGTAGGGCAGGGCGAGCAGGCGCAGCGTGCGGCAGGGGAACGGCTCGCTGTCGCACTCAAAGCACCAGTACCCGGACCGCTCATCGCGGTCCGCGTTGGTAACTTCGATCAGCTCGGGGTGGTGCAGCTCCACCAGCTGCCGCTTGGCGTCGATCTCGCGCAGCACCCGCGCCGGATCATGCTCGGCGATGTGGCGGGCACGCTGCTCCGACAACATCCCCTCGTCCTTCACCACCATCTCGCCGCGATCATCCACGATCCGGCCCTGGTAACGCTGTGGATCGTCCTGCCGCCACTGGCCCTCGTCCAGGTGGCAGGCGCAGCGCGCCACAGCCGCATCCCAGTTGAGCTGCACCTCCAGCCACCGCACCAGCTCATCCATCCTGCGCCTCCTTGGCTGCTGCTTCTGTGGTGCGTTCCTTGTCGATGCGGTCGGCGATCTTCCGTGCCCACTCGCGGCTGTAGGGCGTGTGCTTGGCGATGGTCATGAGGGGGACGCCAGCGGCGCGAGCGTCGGCGATCAGCTCGTCGAGGGTGGTCCTGGCCTTCTCGTGGGCGGTGGTGGCTCGGTCGAGCTTGCGCAGCCAAGCGGCTTCGGTCTGCGGGTCGGGGCGTGGCGTCATGTCCCAGATGGTCTCACGGGCGGGTGCCAAGTCGGTATGCACCTCGCTGCCAACTGAATGGGCATCGGTTCGCGGATTTGTCATGCCAACTATGTTGCACTCTGGCGGGTGGTCATGTCACTATCGAAGTGCCAAGAAAGTTGGCAGTAAGTTGCATCGAGGGGGACCCGCACATGATCCGCACCAGCCGCACCCGTCGCAGCAACCTGAAGGCCCGCGCCCTCACCGTCATCCGCCGCACCCACCACACCGCGATGACCATGCCGAAGGCCCTCTACTACCGCTGCCTGTCCGGCGACATCGCCGTCGCCGTCGACCAGGGCCGGCTCATCCGCACCGGCGACCTCCTCGACCGCCTCGGCGCCGACGAACTGAAGGACGGACAGCGCTCCTGGTACGGCCGGCACACCGCCAAGGCCTACCGCGCCATGAACCTCGGCACCGACGCCATCAAGGTCTGGGCGCAGCACCGCACGACCGGCAAGTGGATCCACGTCCACGTCTACAAGCCCACCGACCCCGCCCTCTACGTCGCGCTCACCACGTACAAGGCCACCCGCCACCTCGCCCAGGCCGACTTCACGGAGGTCGCCTAGACCAACTCCACGACGCAGCAGACGACCCAGACCGCCTGCAAGGAGCCCGCTGTGCCCGTCCCCGTCGCCTTCCACCGCGTGATCGTCCGCGCCCCGTCTTCCCGTACCGCGTCGGGCGCCCGCATGGTCACCCCGCCCGACGACGCCTTCGACCCGGCCGCGGTCCGCGTCGCCCCCGTCGCCGAGGTACGGGCCGGCGACACGATCATCGGCACCATCCAGCCCCACTACGGGGCCCTCCTCGAACCGCTCGACCAGGCGCAGTGGGTGTCGTACTTCTCCCACGCCAGCCAGCCGCAGCTGGCGGACGCTCGCCCGTTCAACCCCGCGCACTGCTGGCTGTGCGCCCACAACGCGGAAATCCGTGTCGCCGGTCCCGGGCACTGGACCGTCGACGGCTGTACCACCTACCGGCCCGACAGCCTCCTCCTCGTCGTACCTCGCGAACTCGCCTGAACCCGCCCCGTCTGCCGGGCTGTCCTGCCCGGCTTGAACCGATAGGAACCTTCATGAAATTCCATGTCGAACAGCCCGTCCGTGCCACCGTCGTCCGGGCTGGCATCCCGGCTGGCACGACCGGAACCGTCATCGGATACGACCCGGCATACGACGACTACCACGTCCTCATGGACACCCCGGAAGGAGCGAAGGGCACCTACGGCGGAGACGAACTCGCCCCCATCGGGGAGCCTGCGCCGGACGACTCCCGGTGACCGCCCCGCCCCTGCCGCCGGCCCCGTGGTGAGAGGAAACTCCCGCCGAAGTCGCCACCTGGGACCGCTGGTGGGGCGACCGCGACTACGACAACGACCGAGACGAGGACTAACGCATGAGCACCTTCTTCCAGCCCGGACACACCTACGCGGCCCGTGCCGGTTGGCCCGGCGGCCGTGAGCGCTTCCGCTTCTACTGCGAGTCCGTCACCGCCGATTCGGAGACGGGAACGCCCCGAGCGAAAGGCTGGCACGGCAGGCGACGCGCGGACGAGTGGACGTGGGTGCAGAACAGTCGAACGCTCGACGACTGGAGCGGTGGCGCCTGGACCGACATCACCAAGGAGACCGCATGAGCACCGCTACGATCCGCGCCCAGATGGCCGCTCGGGGCATCGCCTCCGAGCCGCCGTTCGGATGCCGCTGGTGCGGCGACGAACAGCACCACCACGGCACCCAGTGGACACCGATCATCGGCCTGCACCAGTGGGTGAAGCCCAGCCAGGCGATAATTCTGGAACGGATGCGACGCCGTCGGGCCGCCCGACTGACCGCCGAGCCGGCCAAGTACCACGCCGTCACCGGATGGGCGGCCGACCACACCGGCGAGAGCGGCGAACCGTACTGCGCCGACTGCAAAACCGACGCATGCCGCCCATGGATGCGGATCCAGGCCCGGCTCGACGAGCAGCGGTGGGGCATCCCCCGCAACCCACGCCCGACGGCCGGCGGGTGGGGAGGAGACGAGCCGTGGTAACCCCGATCCCGGCCCCGGCCACGGACGAAGCGCCGCTCATCGAGCCCGGCCCCGCACCCGGCTGGTGGGAGGAAACTCCCGCCGAAGCCGCCCGCTACGACCGCCTCTACTGGACGAGAGACGAGGACTCATGAACGCCCGCGACGAGCTGTACAACTACGCCGACGACGCCCACCTCGGAGGCGACTACCTCGACGGACTCCTCGACCGCGTCGAGAACGAAGCCCGGGCCGCCGGGAGCATCGACCAGCAGCGGGAACTGCGCCGCCTGCAACTGCTGGAGACCAGCCTCGTCGACTACATCAACCGAGACGACACGCCACCCATGGTCGGCCACATCCTCACCGGGATCATGGCCCTCGCCAACGCCAAGGCCAACGACGAGTTCCCCGCGCCGTGACCCGCCGCCCGATGTCTGCCCGCCGGGCCCGCGAGGTGATCGAAGCCGCCGACCTGGTGAAGGCTCCGGACTGGCGGGACACCCGGCACTGGCACGTCGTCACCGGCGACGGGGAGGTGCTCGTCGTGATCGCCCCGTCCTACAGCGGCACCTCCCGCACGGGCCGCAACGGGTGGACGTGGTGGCTCGCCGCTCTCGGCCCATCCGGCAGCAGCCGGCGCGAGACCACCATCGAGCAGGCCGCCGCCCGCGGACTTGCCGCATGGCAACGATGGGCCACTGCGAAGGAGAACCGATGACCGAGTCCATGGCGTACCGCATGCTCACCAAGAGGATGAGCGACGAGCAGGCCCGCCTCGCCCTCCAAGCACAGGACACCGGCGACGCCCTCACCCGCTTCGCACAGGACGTATCAGCTGGGCGCGTCGACGCGCCCGGCCTGCGCCAGATCGTCGAGCAAGTCCGGCAGATCGCCGACAGCGCAGTGCGCCTGACCGCGACACGGGAAGCCGTCGAACTGTACGAGACCGAGCGGGACATCGACGCCGGCCGCGCCACCGAGAAGTGAGCACGTCATGGCCCTCTGCCGAGACTGCCGCACCGTGATCCCCTGCCACTGCCACCTTGCCCCCGCCGTCCAGGTTCGGCCCGGCGTGTACGAGGCCACCGAACCCCACCCCTGCATCAAGCCGCCGCAGACCCCCGACTGCGCTACTGAGAAATGAGAAGCAGCCTGACCACCCCCTGTGGGCCCGCGCCGTCTGGTGCGGGCCCACACACATGCCCGCCCACCAGCCACGCCGCGGATCGTTACCATCTGATGTGATCAGTCAGTAACCCCGTGAGCGGAGGCGGCACCCGTGAGTTCACCGCCCGACAACGCCCGAGACGGCAAAGGTCGCTACATACGCACCCCCGAAACCGCGGAACGTGACGCCCGCGCCGCCCAACTCCGCGCCGAAGGCTGGACACTCCAGCAGATCGCCGACGAACTCGGCTACACCGACAAATCCAACGCCCGCCAAGCCATCCAACGCGCCCTCCGCGAAATCGTCCAAGGCCCCGCCGAAGCCCTGATCCGGCAGGAAGCCGCACGCCTCGACAGCCTCTACGAGGAAGCCCTGGACGTCCTCCACCGCGACCACGTCATGGTGTCCCACGGCCGGATCGTCACAGACGACGACGGCAACCCGCTCCCGGACGACGGGCCGAAGCTCGCCGCGATCGACCGGCTCGTCAAGGTCCGCGAAAGCTACCGGCGCCTCTTCGGCCTCGACGCACGCCAGAAAATCGACGTAGCCGGCGGCGTCCGATACGAAATCATCGGCCTCGCAAACGACGCACCCGATGCCTGACACCGTCACGTTCGAAGCCCGCGGCGCCGTCCGCGAACTCTTCCGGTCCACGGACACCGAAATCCTCCTCTCCGGTGCGGCAGGCACGGGCAAGAGCGTGGGCGCGCTCATGTACGTGCACCTCCAGTGCCTCGACAACCCGCACACCCGCGCGCTGATCGTCCGTAAAACCCATGCTTCACTCACGTCGTCGACCCTGGTCAGCTTCCGGGAGAAAGTCGCGAAGGAAGCCATCGCTGCGGGCCTGCTGCACTTCTTCGGTGGGTCGGCGCAGGAGCCCGCCAGCTACCGGTACGCCAACGGCAGCGTCATCGTCGTCGGCGGCCTCGACCGACCCACCAAGCTGCTGTCCACCGAATTCGACCTCGTCCTGGTCGACGAAGCGATCGAAGTGACAGCCGAAGACCTCGACACGATCGTGTCCCGCCTCCGCAACGGAGTGCTCCCACTCCAGCGGCTGATCATGTGCACCAACCCCGGCCCACCCTCCCACCACCTGAAACTGCGGGCGGACGCCGGCCGGTGCCGCATCCTCTACAGCCGCCACGAAGACAACCCCCGCCTCTACCAAAACGGCGAATGGACCGACTACGGCAAGGCCTACCTGGCGCGCCTGGACAGCCTCACCGGGCCGCGCTACCAGCGTCTGCGGTGGGGCAAGTGGGTCAGCGCCGAGGGGATCATCTACGACGAGTGGCAGGACGCCGTCCACGTGGTCGACCGGTTCGACGTCCCAGATGCCTGGCAGCGGTACATGTCGATCGACTTCGGCTTCACGAACCCCATGGTGATCCAGTGGTGGGCACAGGACGGGGACGGGCGCCTGTACCTGTACCGGGAGATCTACAGGACACGGGTGCTCGCCGAGGATCACGCCAAGCAGGCAAAGCGGATCATCGGCGAGACCGGCGAACCGCACCCAGCCGCGGTGGTCTGCGACCACGACGCCGAAGACCGGGCCACCTTCGAAAGGCACTCCGGCCTCGTTACGACTGCCGCAAAGAAGACGGTCTCCCCAGGCATTCAAGCCGTGCAGACCCGGATCCGCCCGGCCGGCGACGGCAAGCCGCGCCTGTTCATCCTGCGGGACTCCGTGGTCGACCGGGACCAGGACCTCGCCGACGCGGGCAAGCCGACGTCCACCGCCGAGGAGATCAACAGCTATGTGTGGGCGGTCAAGCCGGGCGCGGCTGGAGGGCTGAAGGAGCAGCCGCTGAAGCAGGACGACCACGGCATGGACGCGATGCGGTACATGGTCGCCGCGGTGGATCTGGTGGGGGCGGCCCAGGTGCAGTCGCCTACGCGGCGAGGCCCGTCCCGGCAGACGGCGGGCGGGTCCCGGTACGCGCGGCCCATCTTCGGGAAGTAACCGTCCCTCCACCCTCGATCTGTAGATACTCCGGCCCGAAGAGTCTCCAACGGAAGATTTTCCGGCCATAGGCTTATAGTGGTCGCCGATACCGCAGGATCTTCAGCAGGGGGCGGCCTTGATATCACTCCCGGAACTCGCGCTCCTCGGCGCCGCGGCCTACCGCGCCACCCAACTCGGCGTCCACGACACGATCCTCGACCCCGCACGCGAACGCCTCGCCACCTGGCACGCCAACAAACTCGACAGCCGACCCCGTAAGTTCCTCATGCAGCTGATCTCCTGCATCTACTGCCTCGGCTTCTGGCTGTCCGGCGCCGTCCTCACCGCGTGGTGGTTCTGGCGCGACAACCTGCTCGTCCAGTTCGGTCTCCTCTGGTTCGCGATCTCCGGCATCCAGGCGCTACTCAACCGACGCGACGACACCTGGACCGCGTAGTGATCCGCCAACTCACCGCCGCCGCCTCACGGTTCACCACCCGCAAACTCGGCAGACAGAAGACGACCAACAACGGCGGCGGCTGGCAGGACGAAGCCTGGGACCTCTTCAGCGTCATCCCCGAAGTCCGATTCGCCGCCACCTGGATCGGCAACGCCATGGGAGGCGCCCGCCTCTACGCCGGCCGGCGCCTCGAAGACGGCACCATCGAGAAAGCCCCCGACGGGCACCCGGCCGCAGAGATCGTCTCCCAGATCGCGGGCGGCCCCGGAGGGCAGTCCCAGTTCCTCGCCGAGTTCGGCCCGCACCTCGTCGTCGCGGGCGAAGCATGGATCATCATCCGCCCGACCGAGACCGGCGACGCGGACTGGCGGGTGCTGTCCGTCGCCGAGGTCAAGCAGCAGCAGGGCACCATGACCGCGGAGATCGACGGAGACGAAGTCGAGATCCCGCCCTACGACCCCGACGCGACAGCCGACCCCGACACTCCAGTCGCGATCCGCGTATGGGACCCCCACCCCCGCCGGCACATCGAAGCCGACAGCCCCGTGCGATCGTCGCTGGTCGTCCTCGAGGAACTCCGCCTCCTCAACGCCGCCGTAGCTGCCGCTGCCCGCTCCCGGCTCGTCGGCCGCGGCGTCCTCCTCTTCCCGACCGGCGTCACCTTCCCCACCGCGCCCGGCCAAGAAGCGCAAGACGACCTCGTCGACGTGTTCATGGAAGTCGCCTCCACGGCCTACCGCGAACCCGAGTCCGCAGCGGGCACGGTGCCGATCATCCTGCAAGTCCCCGGGGAGATGATCGGGCAGATCCAGCACCTGAAGTTCGAGAGCGACTTCGACGAGATCGCCATCAAGCTGCGGGACGAGTGCATCCGCCGCTTCGCCACGGGCCTGGAGACCCCGCCCGAAGTGCTTCTTGGTATGGGCGGCCTCAACCATTGGGGCGCCTGGCTCGCGTCCGCCGAGGGCGTCCGTCTCGGCGTCGAGCCGCGCCTCACCCTCGTCTCGAATGCGCTCACCACTCAGTGGCTGCGCCCCCTCCTTGAGGCCCAAGGCGCCACCGACGCCGCCGAGTGGCTCGTCTGGCACGACACCAGTCAGCTCCGTGTCCAGGCCAACCGCGCCGCCACCGCCCTTGAGGCGTTCCAGGCCGGTCTGATCTCGGCTGCCGCGGCCCGCCGCGAGACCGGTTTCGACGAGTCCGACGCCCCCACCGCACCAGCCAGCGACGCCGACGACGAGGCGACCGACAACGAAGGCGACAACACCGTGACCACTCTGCCCGTGAGCGAAACCCAGGACCTGCCCGACACCCTGCCCGCCGCCGCGGCCCCCACCTCGCTGAACCTTCCGGCCGAGGTTCTCGCCGCCGTCGACGGCATCATCTACAACGCCCTCTACGCCGCCGGCACGCGCCTGCGGAACCGGCCGGTGTGCCCGCGCCCGGAGCGTGCCCGCGCCCGCGAGATCGCGCCCGCCGAACTCCACACCGCCTACCCCGTCGACCCCGAGCTTGTCGACGAGTGGCGTCTGTTCGACGGGGCGTGGACGCGGGTCCCGGAGATTGCGAAGCGCTATGGGCTCGACCCGGACTGTCTGACACGGCAGCTCGACGACTACGCCCGCGCCCTGATCGCCGCCCGCATGCCCCACAGCTTCGAGGACACCGCCCGCATCATGCGACACCCCTGCCAGGCGAACGCGGCATGAACAGGCGACAGACCGCGACACTCCGCCTGGACGTAGCCAACGTCCACGGCGACCTGTGGTGCGCCGTCTGCAAGGCGTACACCGCCTTCACCGCCGACCTGGTGACCATCGGGACGGACGGTGTCACGGTCGTCGGCACCGTCACCGGCTGCATCATCTGCGACGACCCCGACGACCCGGAGGCCCGCCGTGGATGACGACCTGGAGCAGCTCCTCCAGACCGCCGAGCAGCAGGTAACCGACGAAGTCCGGGTCGTCCTCGACGAACTCGCCGACGAGATCGCCGCGGAACTGGAGGACGCGACGGAGATCGTCGCCGCCCGGTTCTCCCTCAGCCGCATCACCAGCATGTGGGCGCAGCGAGTGCCGCGCATCATGCGGCGCCTCTTCCGCGTCGCCCAAACCGCAGGCCAGCAGGCCGCGGCCGATGTAGACGGTGAACTGCCCGACGACTGGACCGACCTGCCCGGCCGGTACGACGACGACACCCTCCCCCCGTCTCTCGGCGACTACGCCGAGGCCACCGAGCACCTGCTGCGCGCCGTCGGCGACCGGCTCACCGAAGCCGCCATCACCGCGCTCGCCGAAGGCCTCGACGCCGGCGAAGACACCGAGGCCCTGCGCACCCGGCTGCGTGCCCTGTTCTCCGCCGACGGCGCCCAGCTGGGGGAGACCCGCGAGGAACGCATCGCCCGCACCGAGTCCACGCGCGTCTGGAACGCCGCGACCCTGGCAGCCGCGCAGGCGCTCACCGGCCCGGACCGGCCCCTCGTCAAACAGTGGATCACCCGCCACGACCAGCGCGTCCGCGAAACCCACGCCGACGCCGACGCCCAACTGCAACTCCTCGACGAGCCCTTCCGAGTGGGCGGCGTCGACATGGCCTACCCCGGCGACCCCACCGCCTCAGCAGCCCTAACCGTCAACTGCCGCTGCGTCCTCGCCCTCGCGCGGGCCGACACCGAGCAGAGCGCCGCCACCAGCCCAGCAGGAGAGGGAAACCTCGTGCGTGAATCCCACACCACAGCCGCCGCGGCGGACGACCCGCCACCGATCCTCACCTGGTCCACCCCCGGGGACGCCGCCCTCGCGTTCATCGGCCAGCAGACCGGCGACGGCCGAGTCTTCGCCGAGGGCTCCCTCTACTGGGAGGGCGGGCCGTGGCCCCTGCAGTACGCCGACGAGATGGGAGCCGGCCACGACGGCGCGGAACTCGCCGGCGCCATCCAGGAGATGGACATCGACGGCCCGCGCCTCACCGGCACGGGCGTCCTGTACCTGATGCAGCGCGCAGGCGCCGAGGCCGCGATGCTGCTGCGGCAGGGCGCCCCGCTCGGCGTGTCCGTCGACCTCGACGACGTCGACATCGAACTGGTCGACAACACGAGCAGCGGAGAGAACGAGGGCGAGGACAACGACCTTGTCCTCGCCGCCGCCTCCTACGCCCGCGCATCCGTCCTGCCCCTGCACGACGGCGGATGGATGATCACCGCGAGCAGCACCCCCGAGTGGACCGCGTCCGGCGCCGCGATGCAGAGCAGCACCCGGACAGCGTCGGTCATCTCCGGGCCCGGCGGACGCATCCCCGCCGACGCCGCCCGCGCCCTGTTCCCCGGCGCGCTCACCGCAGCAGCCGGTGACCCCGACAACCCTCAGTCCGGGACCGTCGTCCACACTGAGAACTCGGGCGACCTTCTCGTGCGGATCACCCGCGCCCGGGTCAGGGGCGCCACCCTGGTCGCCATGCCGGCCTACGACAAGGCCCGCATCGTCCTCGACCCCACTGCCGAGCAGCCGGTCGACGAGGAAGAGCCGGTCACGGAAGTGGCCGCGGCGGCGGGCGACGACCTCGAGCGGGTCATCGGGCACGTCTGCACGTCACCGGTACCGGTCGGCGCCCGTGAGGTCGCCGACGCGCTCGGCCTGACCGTGTCGACGACCAAGCGGCACCTGCGCACTGCCGTCCGCGACGGCCGGGTTCTGCGGATCGGCCGCGGCCTGTACACCGCCCCCTCGTCGATCCCTGAAGGGGAGATGATCGCGGCGGCCTCCGGCGACCTCGGCCTGCCCGTACACGCGAAGCGTGACGCCGAGTGGGACGGCGACGCCGCAGCCTCCCGCGTCCTCGACTGGGCCACCGGCGACGACGGCACCGTCGACGCCGACGCCCTCGGCCGGGCCTTCCTCTACCGCGATCCGGACGCCGACCCGGCGACCCTCACCGCCTACAAGCTGGGCTTCGCCGACGTCTTCGACACCGGTGACGGCCCGCGGCTGGAGATCGTCGCGAGCGGCGTGTACGCCGTCGCCGGTGCCCTGTCCGGTGCGCGCGGCGGCGTCGACATCCCCGAGAACGAACAGGAACAGATCCGCGAACACGTCGACGACCTGTACGAAAGCCTGGCCACCGCATTCGACGACCCGAGCATCCGGCCACCGTGGGACGACGACACCAGCGACGACGACGGCGACATGAGCGAGCTGGAAGCCTCCGCCTGGCGGGTGATGCAAGAGCAGCCGCCGATGCCTGCCGAGTGGTTCCGTGAGCCGACCGAGGAGGAACTGCCGCCCGGTAGCGGGGGTGTCCACTACAAGGACGGCCGCGTATACGGCTGGGTTGCACAGGCGGGCGTGCCGCACGCTGTCTACGGCCGCAAGGTGATGATCGACAAACTAGGGCCGCTGGACTTCTCGCACTTCCTGCGCGCGGAGTTCGAGCTCGACGACGGCACGATGATCGCGGTCGGCGCGTTCACGATGAACGTTGGCCACCATCGCGACGGGTGGCAGTGCGAGACCGCAGCTTGCCAATTCGACGATTCTGGCACCGTGGCGGCCATCGTCACGGTCGGACAGAACAAGGGCGGCCTGTGGTTTTCAGGGGCGGCGGCCCCTTGGATCAGCGAGTGGGATCTTCGGGTATTCAGAAGCTGCCAACCCAGCTACCACCTCACGCAGAGCAGCAGCGGCCAGTATGAACTACGCGCGGTCCTCACTGTCCCAGTGCCGGGGCATTCATCGCCGCTCAAGCCGGGATACCGGCTGGCCGCTGCCGCGCACTTGGCCGCGACCGCCGTGGTCGAGCGGGCGAACCTCGCGCTCACGGCTGCCGCAGCGACCCTGGACGCCGAGCACGAGACCACCGCCGAGCCGGAGGTCGAGCCCGAGCCGTCGCATAGGCGGGCAGCCGACACCGCTCCCGCCACCGACGTTGTGCAGGCCGCGGCCGACCTGTTGACCAGCCCCGCCTTCCTCGACCGGTTCGTCGACGCGTTCGAGCAGCGGCAGACCGAACGCGCCCGAATGCGCGCCGAACTCGAAGCCCTCTCCGCGCTGGTCGAACCGACCGACCTCGCCCTGACCGCCAGTGCTGCACCGCAGCAGGAAGGAGCCTGAACCATGGGATGCAACTGCGGGAAAAACCGGACGCAGTACGAGGTCGTCAAGGACGGCACCCGCGTGTTCGGGCCCACCCCCTACAAGACGACCGCTGACGCCATGGCCACTCGGCACCAGGGCGAGGTCCGCGAAGTCCCGAAGGACGGCGCCTGATGGCGTGCGGCGCCTGCTCCAGCCGCGTCCGGGCACGCAGCGGCACACAGCAGACCCTGTACAAGGTCATGGTCAACAGCAACCCGGAACGGGTCGCCTTCCAGACCCACGACCCCGCCCTGGCGAAGACCGTCGCCCGTAACTACTCCGGCAGCCGCATCGACCCTGATCCCGACGCCTCAACAAAGCCGGCCGCAACGCCGGACCCCACCACCGTCGAGCAAGCCGATACCACCGACACCGAACCGACCACCACGTCCTAACCGCTGCAAGGGCGGGCGGCTTGACACAGCTCACCGCCCGCCCATGCAGCTAAGATTCCTTTCATCACAATCGAATACGCCGCTGGTTTTGGGCCGGGCTCCTGTGATCACACCAGGAGTCAACGGCAATGTCCGAGCCCTTCCAGCTTCCCGACGACGTCACCAGCCTCAGCAGCGAGGACCTCGACGCCACCCTCGCCGCCGCCGTCGAGGCGTTCAACGCCCGGCGTCAGGACCCCAACCTCACCACCGAAGACCTGCCCGTCCTGCGGGAGCTGGCCACCGGAATCGAGGCGCTGCGCGCCGAGCAGACCCAGCGCGTCGAAGCCGCGCAGGCTGCCGTCGCTGAACTCGACGAACTCGCCGCCCAGGTCCTCGGCGAGGAAGCCGCCACCGACACCGACGACCACCCGGCCGCCGAGACGGACGAGCCGGCCGAGCCCGCCGCCGAGGAGGAGCCGGTCGTCGAGGAGGTCGCCGCGTCGTCCGCCGTCGTGCGGCGCCCGATCATCAGCCTCGCCACCGTGCGGGAGCGGCAGCCGCGGCAGCCGATGCCGCAGTCCGGCACCCCGGCCGTCACGATCGTCGCCTCCGCCGAGGTCCCCGGCGCCAGCCTCGGCGCACCGCTGGACATGGACGGGCTGACCGAGTCCGTCACCAAGGTCGCGCAGCTCGTCACCAACGGCGGCAAGGCCATCGCCGCCTCGTACCAGCTGCCCTTCCCGCAGGACCTCGTCATCAACGACGCCGGCTCCCCAGAGGAGGGCACCACCAAGGTCCTGAAGGCCGCCGACCAGCGGCGCCTGAAGGGCGGTGACCTCGTCGCCTCGGGCGGCTGGTGCGCCCCCTCAGAGACGGTGTACGACTTCACCGAGATCTCCTGCCCGGACAACCTGTGGGACCTGCCCGAGCTCAACCTGTCCCGGGGCGGGCTGCGCTACTACATGACACCCGAGCTGGACGTCACCGCCATGTCGTGGGTCTGGACCGAAGCCGACGACATCAGCGCGGTCGACGGCGACCCCACCAAGCCCTGCTTCAAGATCCCCTGTGTGGACCCGGTCGAGGTCCGCTGCACCGCCTACGGCGCCTGCATCCAGGCCGGCATCCTCTCCCAGCGGTTCTTCCCGGAACTGACCACCTTCTACATCCGCCGCGCCATGGTTGCCTACGAGATGCGTCTCAAGGCCGCCATGTACCAGCAGGCCCTCACCCGGGCCACGCCCGTCACCACCGCCACCAGCTTCGCGTCCTTCTCGGCGGTGTACGGGGCGCTCGCCCTGCAGATCGCCGACATGACCGAACGGTTCAACCTCTGCGAGCGGATCGGCCTCGAGCTGGTCCTGCCGTACTGGGCGCGCAACATGTTCCTCGCCGACATCGCCCGCCGTGACGGCGTCAACGTCTGCGACCTCAACCAGAACTGCGTCGAGCAGGCCTTCGCCGACCTCGGCGTCCGCGTCCAGTGGGTCAAGGGCCTGCCCCCGGCCGTCCCCACCCAGATCGGCAACACCACCCCCGCCACCGCCTGGCCCGCCACCGTGCAGGCCCTGCTCTACCCGGCCGGCGCCTTCCAGATGGGCCGCGGCCCCGAGATCAACCTCGGCGTCGTCCACGACAGCACCCTGCTGCGCACCAACGACATGACCGCCCTGTTCTTCGAGTCCTGCAACGCCCTCATCTACCGCGGCCCGCAGGCCCGCGCCATCACCATCCCGGTCTGCGCCGACGGCTCCGTCGGCCCGCGCGCCGCCGTCGCCTGCCCGACCGCCTAACCCACCCCCTTTGCGCGCAGCCTCGGCCATCTGCCCGGCCGGGGCTGCGCCCGAACCACGAGAGGGCGTGAGGCAGATGGCGGGAGGGATGCGCAAGACCGTAGCCCCCATCCGCGGCAACCCGAGCCCCTACGGCCTCCTCGGCGGGTGCGTAGAGGTCGTAGACGTCACCGATCTGCACGAGATGAACGGCACCCAGTTCGTGCCGCTGTCGTGCGCGGAGACCCACACGTGGGAGCGGGACTGCCCGCCCCCCACCGTGCCCAACCCGGCATCGAAGATCTTCGACCGGCCCGGGGTGTGCGAGTTCGACCCGGTGACTACATACGCAGGGTCCACGTGCAGCACGTTCGGCATGACCTACGACGAGGCCGTCGAGCACGCTGCGGAAACTCTCCGCATGGGCGAGCAGCGCGCCCTCGAATCCTGGTTCATGATGAACGCCCTGTGCACGATGGCCGCCGACAACGACCTCACCCCCGCGTCGGGGGCGTTGCCGGCCGCGCAGGGCATCGCCGCGCTGGAGGGCTGGCTGGCCGAGCACTACGGCGGCGAAGGCATCCTGCACATCCCTGCCGGCGCGGCAGCGCTGCTGGGCTGCTGCAACGTCGTCACCCGCACCCGCGACACCCAATGCCCCGAAACGCTCATGGGTAACGGCGTGGTGATGGGCGCCGGCTACGCCACGAACGTCGGCGGGCCGACCTGCACGCAGGCACCCGACGGCGAAGCGTGGCTCTACATCACCGGGCCCGTGCGGGTGCGGCGCGGACCGCTCGACATCATCCCGCCCACCGAGGCCGGGAGCATCGACACCCGCCTGAATGACCGGTACGTCCTCGCCGAGCGCACTTCCGTGATCGAGGTGGCGTGCTGTGAGGCGGCGGCAGTGAGGATCTCGACGTGCTGCTGACGATGATCAAAGTGCGGCCCGCGCCCGAGCGGCGTGCAGCGTTCGCCCGGTGGGCGACCGCCCAGACCCCGCAGGTAGAAACCTGCTCCCACAGCGAGTTCGCCGTCCCCCCGGACCTGTTCACGCACATGCCGGAAGAGCTGCTGATCGGCTCCCTCGTCGACGGCCACCGCTACCGCTCACCCGAAGAGGACGCTGACCAGGAACTCCTGGGTGTCGCCACCCCCGAGGCCTTCAGCGAGACCGGGCCGGGTTCGGACTTCGCGCCGCTGGAGGACGCCCCCAGCGACGACGCCGACGACGCCTACGCCTGCGATCGGTGCCCGCGCACCTTCGCGACCGAACGCGGCCGGAACACCCACCGCCGCCAGGCCCACCCCGAGGGGGATAGCTGATGGCCATCTCCTACAGCGGCTGCACCTGCGGCGCCGGGGGAGGCGGCGGAGGCGAATGCGAATGCCCCCCCACGTGCGTCACCACCACCTGCGTCCTGCGCTGCGACGACACGACCGGTGACGGCCTGCCCGACACCACCTACAGCGAACTCTGGTGCATCGAGCAGGACGGCACCAGCCAGCTCGTCCTCACCTACCAGGGCGACCCCTCGGAGCCGTACACGCCCATCTCGCCGGTCGACTGCGAGCACGGCACCATGCAGTGCCACACCGAGATGCTCTGCGACGACTCCGGCCGCCCGTTCCTGCGGAAGTTCACCTTCCTCTCCAACGGCACCGCCGCCTACGTCGACGTCGAGATCGACGGCGAGACCCCGCACGTCGTCATCGGCCAAGTACGATCCTGCGACGGCGGCTCCGACTGCCTCGAGCAGCGCGCACCCCTGGCGACGCTCGGCCTGTGCCTCGCCGACGGCACACCCATCGCCGTCCTCGTCACCCGCGACTGCGACGGCGTGATCCGGCAGGAAGGCTGGCTCAACCTTGCGACGGGCGCCTACTCCGCCGGGCAGCCCCCCACCGGAGTCACCGCCTGCGGTACGCCGCGGAACATCTCGACCACCGGCACGTTCTGCGACACGGACCCGGCGACCGGCGACGTCCTCGGCCTTGTCCTCGTGCAGTACACCTACAACCCCGACGGCAGCGTCGGCGGCGTTCAGCTCGTCGACGCCACCACCGGCCAGCCGTACACGCCGCAGGGCGAGATCACGACCTGCCCCACCGGCATAGACCAGCCCGAGCAGGACCTCGCGGTCTTGTGTGAAGTCGCCGCCGACGGCACCGTGACGCCGTTCCTGCGCGACTACCGGCGCAACGAAACGGGTGCGATCGTCGGGCACTCGGACTACACGCTCGACGGCGCCGCCTACGTGCCGACCGGCACGATCACCTCATGCGACGCGCAGCCGTGCCGCGACACGACAGCCGTTGTCCTGTGCGACACCACGCTCACGGCGACTCCTATACCGCTGACGATCAGCGACGCGACGATCCAAGACGTCGGCCTCACCACCCCGTTCGCGACGCTGCCCGGCTCGTTCGCCGACCTGTGGGCAGGCGGACCGTTCACGTTCCCCGCAGACGCCGACGCCTCCGCCGGCGACGGCTCGCAGGTCTACCGCGTCGCTGTCGGCCGGATCACCGGCCAGCCCTGCGAGGGCGGCGAAGGCAGCCTCTCCGTCTCCATGCGGGTCACCCTGAACGGGCCGACGGACGGCATCGCCTACGTCGGCCGCATGGGCATCTACCGGGGCACGACCGGACTCCTCGGCGAAGGCGTCCTCTCGAATCCGCCCGTCGGCTACCAGCAGACACTGAACGCGATCGCCCCGATCACGGCCGCCGATCTCACCTCCGGCGACCTGTACGTCATCCTCATCCTCGAGACGCACCACCTCGGGCCGAAGGCATGGACCGTCGATCAAGTCGACATCGGCGCCACCCTCGACGGCTGCGCCGTCCAGTTCCTACGGACGATCGTCACCGACTGCGAGACCGGCCAGGTCACCGAGATCACGGACACGACGCTCGACGGCGCCCCGTACACCGTCGGCGGCGACGTCCGGCAGTGCGTACCCGGCAGCGGCACCGGATCCCCACCCGTCCCGCCCCAGCCGTGCACGACGACGAACGTGCTCCGCGTCTGCCGCTGCGACGACACCGACGGCGACGGCGTCGCCGATACGGACTACGTCGCGCTCCTCGCCGTCGACTGCGACGGCTTGATCAGCCCACTCGGCGACTACCTGCCCGACCTGTCCGCGGCCTACGCGCCAGTCTCGCCCGTCGACTGCGACGCCGACGGTGACGCACCACCGGCCGAGCCCTGCGACACGGCCGTCATGACGCTCTGCGACACGGCCATAGACGGCACGGTGACGCCGTTCCTACGCCGCGTCGCGTTCACCTGCACCGGCGCCGTCCTCGACGTCACGGATCTCGCTCTCGACGGCGTCACCCCGTACACGCCCGCCGGCACCGTCGGCCTCTGTCCGGCGAGCAGCACGCCGGCCGGCTCGAGCATCATCCGCGCCGAACGCTGCGACGACACCGACGGCGACGGCACCGCCGATACGTGCTACGCCGAGCTGCTCCTCGCCGACACCTCCGGCACGCTCACACCGCTCGGCACGTACACGCCCGACCTCTCCGCCCCCTACACGCCGATCGCACCGATCCCGTGCGACGCCGACACGAACACCGGCGACGCCGAACCCGCCGTCGTGGTGCAGGCGCGGCGCGTGCAGCTCGACCCCGGCGAGACGTGGGACGCCGACGCCTGGCCGCTGCTGCGCACCGTCGAGGCGACCGCGCGCACCGGCACGGGCCAGGTGACCACCGCCGACGGCACCTCGACCCTGCACGACGGCGAGACAGCCCGGTGGGCGATCAGCAAAGACATCGACGCCAGGCTCGTCGGTCCGCTGCGGATCGCAGCCCAGACCGGAACGGTAACGATCAACTTCACGACAGGAGTCACGACGTGAGCGGATGCGGCTGCGGCCAGCCCGTCGTTTTCAACAACCCCGCCGCCTCGCAGCGGCTCGACGTCGAAACGCTCGTCATGTGCGACGTGCTGCCAGACGGCACCGTCGCCGCCCTGGTGGCCGTCGAGCCGGTCTACGACGCCTCCACGGGCCAGCGCGTCGCGACGCGCACCGTCGACCCCGTCACGGGCGAGGCGTACACGGTGCAGGGTGAGCTGACGCAGTGCCCCACCGAGGGCGGCTGCGACAGCCACACGGAGCTGCTGTGCGACGCCCCGGCCGGTGGCGGCGAGCCCGTCCGGTTTCTGCGCCGCTACTCCTACGACTGCGCGACCGGCGAGCCGGACGGGCACACCGACCTCACCCTCGACGGCACCCCGTACACCGTCACGGGCACCGTCGGCGTCTGCACCCCGCCGCAGTGCGCCGGCTGCGAGACGTTGCAACTCTGCGACGTCCTGTCCGCCACTACCGGCCCCCAGGGGGTCATCGCCCCGGCGGAGAACGCGGGATCGGGGACCGCATCCAGCGGGGTCTCCTGGTCCGTGACCGGGGACGGTAACAACGGCCCGATGGAGCTGGAGGCCAACGTCGCCTCGGCCGACGGAACCGGCTACTGGTACGGCATCCAGACCTACCCGCGCGACAGCGCCGGACCGCAGACGTGGGAATTCGGGCAGCCCTCCACCGTCCAGTTCAGTGTGGTGCAGGTCGGGCCCGGATCGGTGACGTTCTCGACCGACGTCATCCCGCTGCACCTGCCGGAGGGGTACAGCTACGACGCGGCCACCCGAACCCTGAGCAGCACCAGCGACGACTGCCCGTCGCTGCGCACGCCGGCGGTCGCCACGTCCGCGACGTTCCTCACCGCGGCACCGGTCTCGTCGATGGTCATCACCACCCCGCAGGCAGTGCCGATCTGCGGCCAGGTCGGTGCCACCCGTGTCGGCGGGTTCGTCCTCAACCCCGGCCCGGTGCCGTTCCTGCGGACCCTGTGCCGCGACTGTGCCACCGGCGAGACGACCGTCACGGACACCACCCTCGACGGGACCACCGCCTACCAGGTGCTCGGCACCACGGGCGCCTGCGAAACCCCGCCCGGTACGGACTGCGAGATCGTCCAGCTCTGCGACGTCCAGCACCAGGTGCCGGCCGTCCTCCCGTCGTTCGGCACACCGGACGAGCAGTGGCAAACCCTCGCCGCCAACGGCGTGCGCTGGATGAAGCGCGGCCTGGACATGGCCTCCGGAGACGGCTGGTACCTCGCCGCCGACAACGCGCCCGAGCGGTTCGACTTCGACCGGCCGGTGTCCATCCGCTACACCGTCAGGTTCTCCGGGCCCACCGCCACGCCGCTGCGGATCCCCGCGGGCTGGTACCTCGACAGCATCAACACCGTGCAGCACACCTGGAACGCGGCCACGCGGACGATCTCCCCGACCGCTTCCGCCACGCAGGTCGGGGAGTCCGTCTTCAAGACCGACGCCCTGACCGCGCAGACCATGTTCGCGCCCGTTCTCACCGGCGCGCAGACGGCCGGGCAGACCAGCCAGTACGGGCAGATCACCGTGGCGGCCGACGTCGCGGTCCCGTTCCTACGCACTCTGTGCCGGGACGCCGGCGGCGTGACGACGGCGGACACCACCCTCGACGGCGTCACCCTGTACGAGGTGCAGGGCGAGGCGGGCACCTGCCCCGAGCCGCCCTCCACCTCCTCGCCCTGCGCGGACTGCGAGACGCTGATCCTGTGCGACTCGGGCAGCCCTGCCACCATCACGGGCACCGCCGCGCAAGGCACCCTGGCGAACGGTGTCGCCTACACTGCACGCAACCCCGGCCCGCTCAGCACGGGAACGGCGATGCCCGCGCGCATCGCCAACAGCGACGGCATCGCGTTCTGGGGGCTGCACTCGTTCCCCAACCTGGCTGATGCGCCGACACGGTGGACGTTCTCGCTGCCGTCCGTCGTGGAGTTCTCCGTCTATCTGATCGGCAGCCCGACGAACCCGCCGAGCAACCAGGCGCAGCTCCCCGTCGGGCTGGAGGTCCTGAGCCTGCCGGAGAACTACACCTACGACCCGGCGACGGGTGTGCTCACCCGCACCTGGGACGGCACCACGGACAGCTGCACTTACGTGACGGACCCGCAGCCCGAGCACATGGCCCGGTTCCGCACCCCGGGCCCGGTCACGAGCCTCACGACCCAGCCCGGCCAGGGCAGCAGGATCGCGGCGTGCACGACGTTCTTCACGTACTACGTCGGCGCTTTCAGCGTGGCTCCGGGCGGGCAGTTCCTGCGCCGGATCTGCCGGGACTGCGACGGGCAGGTCACCAGCGTCACGGACACGCTGATGGACGGCGTCACCCCATACGTGCCGGTCGGCGACGTCGGCCAGTGCCAGCAGGAGCCGCCGTGCGACCTGTCGGTAGTGGAAGAGTGCACCTACTCCATGCCAGACGGTGCGGTCGGGTTCGACCTGAACAGCGCCTCCTACCCGGACTGCATGCTCGCTACGGCGACGAACCCCCGCTACGGCTACGGCGACAGGGTCACCGCCTGGGAAGGCACCTACGAGTCGAGCACGGGCGCCATCTCGGCGTTCGGGTTCACCAGCGGCGACCTCGGCGGAGACATCAACTGGGCCGCGTTCAACCCGGCCATCCCGATCCACCCGACGCAGTCGCCCGCCGGCTACGTCGGCACGGCGACGTTCAACGGCGTGGTGGTGACGCTGCGGGCGCTCGCCGGTAACGGCGTCGCGCGCAACGACGACCCGACGAAGCTCAACGTCGACAACGGCGACCGGTACCGGATCGAGTTCTCCAAGCCGGTGCGCCTGACGCTGACGACCACCGGTTTCGGCGACCCGCCCGCGCCGCACTTCGAGCGGTTCTGCGGCGTCGTCGTCGACACCGTGCCGTGGCCGGCCGTCAAGCTCGCCGACTGCCAGGGCCGCATCAAGGTCGTCGACGCGGTCACCGGCTCGGCGATCCCTGCTCGGGCGACGCTCACGTGCGGCGACAACTGCTGCCAGCCCGTGCAGGTGTGCATCCAGCAGATCCCGACGCAGACCCGCGAGTTCATCTCCAACGAAGCGCATCGCAACGACAACACTGTCGACCCGGTGTGGAAGTGGACCACGGACCTCAACGCCGCGAGCCCCGTCTGGTACGACATGTACCAGTTCCAGTTCTCCGCTGACTGGACGGTGCGGGACTCCGACACGGCGCGGCCGGCGTGGTGGGTGAGCCCGCACCCGGATGGCCGGTCGGCGCAGTCGAGCCCGCCACGGCCCAACGAGGGCCCGTCGTTGCTCAACGTCCACTGGTACCCGCGGGCGTTCTTCGATCTGCCGGACAACGCTGATCCCAGCAGCATTCGGGTGCAGGCGACGGTTTTCAACGCGGACCAGGCCGGAAGGGCCTTCAGGCTCAACGACGGCGCCTGGCAAACCCTCCCGGCGTCGGCCACGCACAACGGCACGACTTACACCTTCGGGCCGGACGCCATCCCCGGCGCCAAGGCCGGCCGTAACGCGCTCTACCTCGACGTCGAGGAGACCGTGGGCGGCGGCGCCGGCCTCATGGTGCACCTGAAGGTCTTCTACCAGGTGATCCCGGAGACGCGGTCGTGGACGCGGATGGTGTGCTGCGACGACTCGATCTACTACCTCGACGAGGACGGGCAGCGCCAGGACGCCCCGCCGGACGGCTGGCGCGTCGCCCCCTGCTTCCTGCCGCCGTCGTCGGCGAACGGCTGACTCGACGCCGCGCCCGGTCGTCCGCCGGGCGCGGCACCGGGGCCACCTTCACGGCGACCCCGGATCGATAAACTCACCAATGAGCCGCTGGTTTTGGGCCGGGCACTCTCTCACCTCCTGAGGAGTGCTCCCATGGCCGACTGCTGCGGCGCGAAGCGTTGCACCTGCACGCTCGTCGCCGGCCCCGGCGTCGAGATCGACGGCGGCGGCTCGACCACCAACCCCTACGTCATCTCCGCACCCGGCGGCGGCAGCGGTACCCCGACCGTCATCCAGGCCGGCGACACCCCCACCGTCGACACCACCATCACCGGCACCGGAACGACCGCCGATCCGGTCGTCGTCAGCTCCACCGTCCGCCTCGACGCCACCCCGCCCGGCGGCGGCACCAACCTCATCCAAGCCGGACCCGAAGGGCTCTACGCCGAACTCGACACCGCATGCGGCCTCACCGGCGACGGCACCACCACCGCCCCCCTCGCCGCAGCCGTCGGCACCTGGCCCTACACCGGCTGCACCCCCGACACCTACGCCGGAAACGTCTACTGCGACAGCACCGGACAACTCCGCAGCGAACCCCGCCCGGTAACAGACTTCCAGCAGCAAGTCATCGACGACACCTACCCGGCGACCCCCGTACCGACCACCGCCGAGGCAGAGATCGAAGTCCGCGACTTCACCATCACCAACCCCGACCCCTGCCGGCCCGCCTTCGTGGTCTACGAGATGGAACTCGACGTCGACTTCGACATCCCGCCGGGCGGTGGCGCCATGGCCGCGCTCGGCGACGACGACATGTACTACTTCGAGAACACCGGCACGACGACCATGAACAAGGTCCACGCCCAGGGCTGCAAGGTCTTCAACCGCACCATTCCGCCCGGCGGAACCCTCTCTCTGCCGTTCTCCGTGCGCATGGGCCGCGGCAGCGGCGGCGCCACCTTCGACCGCATCCAGACAGCCCAGCGCTGCTTCATCTTCGTCCTGTAAGGCGGGCCCATCGTGGACAAAACCCTGTACTACCGGTTCGACACCGGCGCCCTGCGCGCCGTGACAGTGACCGTCACCGACGAGAACGAGCAAGTACCGCCCCCGGCTGGCGCCGTCGAGATCACCGAAGCCGAGTACCAGCAGGAGCGCGCCACCCTCGAAGCGAACAACGCGCAGCTCGTCACCGACCGGCGCGCCGCCGAGACCGCAGCGAAACAAGACGCCTACGAAGCGCTCCTCACCGCAGGGATCCCCGACGCCGCAGCGCAGCAGATCTCCGGCTACCGGCCGCCCCAGGAACCGGCCGCCTGAGCAGCCGAAAGCGGCAGCCGTGCAGCACAGCGCCGCAGCTAAACTCGCATATTGAGCCGCTGGTTTTGGGCCGGGCCTCCTGCTAGTAGGAGGTTTCGGCTTGTCCTGCCCTCTGATTGCAAACGCTGACGTCATGCGCGTCACCAGGTTGGACCGCTGCGGGAACCCGATCCCCGGCCCCGACAACGGCTTCGTCTTCGACTGCTTCGCCAGCCTGGCGATGAACAACAACTCCGACGACGGCGAAGACATCGAATACAAGGCATCGAACGGCCGAATCTGCGGATTCAAACGGGGTTGTCCCACGTTCCGCGGTTTCGACATCGAGATGAACGTGTTCTCCGTCAGCCCGGAGCTGATCGAAATCCTCACCGGCAACCCGGTCGTCCTCGGCTACGACGGCGCCCCGATCGGCTTTGACACCTGCAGCGTGCGCTGCGACACCGGCTTCGCCTTGGAACTGTGGGCCGAAGTCTTGGGCGAGGAGTGCGCTGAGGGCGCCGAGGGGCAGTGGATTTACTTCCTGCTGCCGTGGGTCACGAACGGGCTCCTCGGGGACCTGGAGATCGGCTCGGAGGCCGTCACGCTCCAGATCACCGGCTCTACCCGGGCCGGCGGCTCGTGGGGCGTCGGCCCCTACGACGTCATGCCGATCGACGCCGCGGGCACGCCGGGTCCGATGCTCACCCCGCTCGACAGCTCTTGCCACCGCCGCACGTTCATAACGACGACGCCGCCTCCGGTGCCGTCGTGTGACTACGCGGCGGTACCCGTCCCGGTGCCGTAACAGCCCCGGCTGTCGGCGCCCCTGATCGTGCGGTGGCCGCACGGACCCCGTTCCCCGTCCGGCCACCGCACACCCCCATCTGCCCATGAGGAGACGTCGTGGCCCTGCAACGGCCGTTGTGTGAGCCCTGGCCACTCGATTTGTCGTGCTGCCCCGCCGCCGACGACGCCGACGAGGCGGTCCTGGAACGCTGGAAGCGGGTCGCCACCACCATCCTGTTCAACCTGTCCGGCCGACGCTGGGGCCCGTCCTGCCCGTACACGGTGCGGCCCTGCCGGCGCAGCTGCCTCGACTCCCTGCCGCTCGCTTCTTCCTGGACTGGCGGCTCCCCGTGGATCCCGTACATCGGCCGCGACGGGCAGTGGCGCAACGCCTCCGTGTGCGGCTGCGCCACGGATTGCTCCTGCACCGAGCTGTGCGAAGTCCGCCTCGAAGGCCCCGTCTACGACATCCTCGGCGTTGAAGTCGACGGCGTGACGCTGCCGACGTCGGCGTACCGGGTCGACTCACCCGGGCTGCTGGTGCGTACCGACGGCGGCTGCTGGCCCGACTGCCAGGACCTCGCCGCGCCCGCCGGTGAACCGGGCACGTTCGCTGTGCACTACCGGATCGGCTTGCCTCTCGACGACGCCGCGATCGCCGCCTACAGCGAACTCGTCTGCCACCTACTCAAAGGCTGCAACGGAGGTGGTGCGTGCGGCTGCAAGCTGCCCGCGAACGTCACCCGTCTGTCGCGGCAGGGCGTCGACCAGGAGTTCGCCGACCCGACGCTGCTCTACACCGAGATGCGCACCGGTCTACCCCTCGTCGACCTCTGGCTCACCACGGTCAACCCCCACCGCCTCACGTCCCCCAGCCGCGTCTACAGCCCAGACCACCGGCGGTCCCGCACCCAGGTCTGGCCGTAAGGAGCCCTCATGGCGCTGCAGGCGCTCGCCGTCCACGACCTTGCCCAGGCCATCCTCGGCTGCGTGTGCGCCGCCCTCGACGAAACCGCGAGCGAGGTAGACGACTTCCCCGGCTGCCCTTGCCGAACGTGTGTCGTGCCTGGCCAGCCGGCGTGGGATTCGTGCGCCGACCCGTGCACGGGGGAGACCGGCGGGCAGCTGTCGGTGTCCGTGGCCCGCATGTACCCCTCGTCGAACTTTCCGGCGCAGGACGCGGAGGTGCAAGGGCTGCGGGGCTGCACCCCGCCGCCGATCACCGCGGTCGAGTACGTGGTGACGCTGCTGCGGTGCGCGCCGCTGCCCAACGATCGTGGCTGCCCGCCGTCGTGCGACGAGCAGGCCGCCGTAGCCCGCACCGTCCACATCGACTCGGCGGTCATCACGAACGCGCTTCTGTGCTGCCTCCCGGCGACGAGCACCAGCCGGCGGGGCCGCAAGTTCGTCCTCGGTGGCTCGCGCATCCTCGGCCCCGAAGGGGGCTGCGTCGGCGTCGAACAGCGCGTCATCGTGGCGCTGCCCGGTTGCGCCTGCCCCACGGAAGGAGTCACGCCGTGAGCGTCGAAGTGACTATCGAGCCGGGTCGGCTGCTGCGTCTTATCCGCGCCCGCGGCAGCATTGCGCACCGCCGGGTGAGTGCCCGCACGGAGCGGGTGGCTCGCATTGCGGAGGCTGAGGCGCCGGGCAGCATGGGCCAGTACATCGACTGGAAGATCACTGAAGGACCGCGCGGCCTGCAAGGCGTCATCACCTGCGACCACCCTGCTGTTCGATTTTCCTTGGACGGTACGAGGCCGCACTTGATCCGCCCCCGCCGGGCGAAGGCACTCCGGTTCGAGGCAGGTGGCGACGTGGTGTTCACCAAGCTCGTGAGGCACCCGGGAACCCGTGCCAATCCGTGGCTGCAGAGAGCGCTGCGACTCGGGCGATAGCGGCACGGCCAGTACCCTTCGTAGTGCGCCGACTGGTTGTGGGCCGGGCGAGGAACGGGAGACAGGGAAAGACCTGTGCGTAAATCCTTCGCCCTCAACACCGAACCCCACATCGCCGACATCGGCGGCACAGAGCTGAAGTTCGAGCCCGAGGTCATGGGCGACGAGTTCATGGACGCCTACGCCGAACTCCGCGAAGCCCAGCACGCGAAGGGCGTCGACCTCGAGAACCTCGCCGAGGCAGACCCGAAGGACATCCGCCGCACCATGCGCTCGCTGCGCCTCTTCCTCGCGCGGCAGATGCTCCCCGAGAGCGCCGCCCTCTTCACCCGCCTCGACGTCGTCAACGGTGCCGGCGACGTCCTCGAGTCGTTCCACGACTTCGACGAGGCCGAGGAGTACGCCGAGCAGTACGACGGAGCGCGCGTCGTCGACCACTTCCGGCTGCCGACACGCGTCGTCGTCGAGCTCCTCGAGTGGGTCGTCGAGCTCTTCGGAGGCGGCTCGCGCCCTACTATGTCGTCTTCCGGATCTGCGAAAGCATCGAAGCCAGCTGGGACTCGTGGCTCGGGCAACTCGCCCTCAATGGGACCGACCCGCACGCGTGGCCGCTGAAAACGATGCTCGCCGCTGCCGAGGCCGCGATGGACATGGCGGCGGAAGACGACGCCGAGCGGCAGCGCATCCGGGCGAAGCTGTACGCGCCGCCTCGCGGTGAACGAGCTCGAGGAGCTCGCGGCCGGCCGGCCGCAGCACGCGTCGACGCGGGCCAGGCACGGGCACTGATGGCGCAGGTCGCGGCGGAAGACGCACAGCTCGCAAGCCGTCGCAGCGGCTAACCTGAGATTCGAGGCAGCGCCGCGCGTGCTGCCGACGCCGTCTGGTTCTGGGCCGGGCACCATTCACGATCACGTGAGGGTGCCCGGTGACCACTCCGGCCGGCGACAGCGAGGACTACGGATCCGCCCGCATCACGATCACGCTCGATGACAGCGGGGTCGTTCAGGAGTCACGCGATCTCGGTCTTCGGATCCAGCGGGCGCTTGTCCGCGCGACCCGTGACGTCGGCAATCAGATCCGCCGCAACATCCAGCGAGGACTCACTGCGGCGTCGGTGAGTATTCGTGTCGACCCGGACCTTTCGCGTTTCGACGCGCAGCTCCTCGACGGGCTGAGCGGGATCGGCTCGCTGAACATCCCCGTCGCGCCGGATCTCGACGAGTTCATGACGCGGCTGCGCGCCGCGCTCGCCGGCGAAGAGGTCAGCATCCGCGTCGTCCCGGACTTCGACGACTTCGACGCGCGGGTCCGCGGCCATTCGCCGCCGGACGTCACGGTCAACGCCGACGCCGACACAGGTCGGCTGTCGCAGGCACTCGCTGGTCTCGGCGGCATCGCGGGCCGCGTCGGCTCCATGCTCGGCTCGCTGCTGCGCTTCGGCGCGATCGGAATCGCCGCGGCCGGCGCCGCGCAAGGGGTCGGGCTGCTTGTCGCAGCGCTCGCGCCAGCGGCCGGCATCCTGGCTGCCTATCCGGCGCTACTGATCGGCGTACAGACGGCGATCGGCACACTGAAGCTCGCCCTCATGGGCGTCAGCGACGCCTTCTCGGCCGCGCTGACGGGCACCTCGGAGGAGTTTACCGAGAGCCTCGAGAACCTCTCGCCGGCCGCGCGTGCCGCCGCTCAGGAAGTTCGCGCCCTTAAGCCCGCTTTCGACGAGCTGCGCACAGCGGTGCAGGACGCCTTCTTCGCGCAATTCGAGGGGCAGATCACCGCCGTCGCGAACGCGCTCGACGGCCCCCTCATGTCCGGGCTGACCCGGATCTCCACGGCGTGGGGTAACGCCCTGAACAGCGCGCTCGGGTACATCAAGGGCGCTGAGGGCGTCGCGAACGTCCGCTCGATCCTTGACGCGACCGGCCTTGGGGTCGAGGGCCTGTCGCAGACGACGAACAAGCTCACCGCGGGCGTCCTCCAGCTCGCGGCGTCCATCAGTGACGCGTTCGGCGCCGAGCTGGCCGGCGGCATATCGAACGCGGGGCAGCGGCTCGGCGAGTTCCTCCAGCGCGCGGCGAGCAGCGGACAGGCCGTCGCCTGGGTCGACAACGCGCTGAACGTCTTCGCCCAACTCGGAGACATCCTCGGCAACCTCGGCGAAATCGTTTCGGGCGTTTTCGCCGCCGCCGACGCCTCCGGGGCCGGATTCCTGGCGAACATCCAGCGGATCACCCAGTCGCTCGCCGACTTCGCCAACAGCGTCGCCGGCCAGGAGGCGCTCGGGAACATCTTCTCGACCCTGGGCACGATCGCCGCCCAGTTGGGGCCGATCTTCGCCGCGCTGGTGCAGCAGGTCGGCGCGATCGCCCCCGCCCTCGCGCCGCTGTTCACCGCACTCGGCCCGGCGATCGTCTCTCTGATCAGCTCGCTCGGGCCTGCGCTCGCCGCAATCGCCCCGAGCCTGGCGACCATCGGCTCGGCCCTCGCCGAGGGGCTCGCGATCATCGGCCCCAGTCTCGGCCCCGTCGGTGCCGCAGTCGGGCAGATCGTTTCCGCCCTGGCCCCACTGCTGCCGCTCGCCGGTCAACTCGTCGCGACCTTGGCGACGATGCTCGCGCCGGTCCTGCAGAACCTCGCAACGCTGTTCACGCCGATCATCTCCGCCTTGTCGGCGGCGCTGCTGCCGATCCTCCCGCCCATCGCGCAAGCGTTCGCACAACTCGCCGGGGCGATGGCCCCGCTCGCAGCCGGCGTCGGACAGGCGGTCGCGCAGCTCCTCGCCGGCCTCGCCCCGATCCTGTCGACCCTGGCGGGCGCCCTGCTCCAGGTCGCGACCGCGCTCGTTCCCGTCTACACGGCCTTCGCGAGCGCGCTCCTGCCAGTGCTGCCGCCGGTCGTCCAGGCGATCAACGCGATCTTGCAGGCGCTCATCCCGCTTCTGCCGTCGATCGCCGGTCTGGTCGCCGCGCTCGCGCCGCTCGTCGTTCAGATGATCCAGCTGCTCGCGCCCGTCCTCCAGGTCGCCGCGGCGTTCGCGTCGTGGGCGGCGATCAACCTCGTCGTCCCGATCATTCAGAGCGTCGTCGGCGCGCTGACCGGCCTGATCACGGGAATCACGTCGGTCGTCACGTTCATCACGAACCTGCCGTCGATGATCACTGCCGGGTTGTCCGCGCTCGGCTCGGCGATCGGCGGGTTCTTCACCACTCTGGCAGCGAACCTCGTCATCTGGATCACCACGGGCTTCCAGGCCGTCGTGAACTTCTTCGTCTCCCTGCCAGGGATGATCATGTCGGCGCTCGCCGCGCTGCCCGGCCTGCTCGTCAACTTGTTCGTCATGGCCGTCTCGGGTGTCGCGATCGCCATCCTGACGGCGATCGCCGGCATCGTGTTCGTCTTCACCGAACTGCCCGGCCGGATCGTCGCGGCCCTGTCCTCGCTCGGGTCACGGCTGCTGGCGGTGTTCACGTCGGCGTTCAACTCGGCGCGCGCGGCGATCTCGTCGTTCCTGTCGTCTGCGGCAACGTTTTTCTCCCAGCTGCCCGGCCGGGTGGCGTCCGCGGTCGCCTCCCTGCCGGGCCGGCTGTCGGCGATGTTCCGGTCGGCCGGCACCAGCGCGCTGGCGCAGGCACGGTCGTTCGGGTCGTCGGTCGCGTCGTTCTTCTCGGCGCTGCCCGGTCGGATCGCCTCCGCGCTGTCCGGGCTGGGAGGCCGGATCGCGGGCGTGTTCTCCAGCGCCGCCGGCCGCGCCCGGTCGGCGGTGTCGTCGCTGATCTCCGGCATCGTGTCCCTGTTCACCGGTCTGCCGGGCAGGATCGTCGGCGCGCTCGGCAATATCGGAAGCCGAATAATGGCATCCATAAAATCCGGTTTGCCTAGTGCTGTCCGGAAATACTTGCCCTTTGCGGAAGGCGGCATAGTCCTCGGGCCGACGCACGCCCTGGTGGGCGAGGCTGGTCCTGAGGTCATCATCCCGCTGACGAAGCCGAAGCGGGCGAAGCAGCTCGCCGCGCAGTCCGGGCTGACGGAGATGCTCGGTGGTGACGGCGCCGCCTCCAGCAGCGACTCCGCGGTCACCATCGCCCCCGTCTTCAACATCTCCGAGGTGGGCGACGGGGAGGCGACCGCGGCGCGCGTCATGCACCGCATGGCGTTGACGTACACCATGTGACCGCGCGGGCCCCTGTCACTGGGGAGCGAGGGCCTGCGCATCGTGTCAGTCGGCAGCGGCTCGTATGGCCGGGTGGTTGTCGACGAGGTCGAGGATCACGGGAAGCGCTCCTTCTGGGAAGTACTCGCGCCCGCGTATGGGCGGAATCTTTGCGTCTTCAAGGGCGGCAAGGACCGTGCTCTCAAGCTCCAGCGCGACGCCATCGGGCAGATTGGCGTGAACACGAATCACCTCGTCGAACCCGTCGCGCTCGTGGTCGGCAAGACGCGGGCGGGGGTCGCCAGACGTAATGCCCGGCTTCACGATCCCGTTGAGGGCGTCATGGACGACGTACAGGGCATCCCACGTCTTGCCCGCGCAGACGCGGCACACGCCGCGTCCCTGGAGAACGTGGGAGGGCCTCGTCGTGACATCGTGGCCTTCCACGCATCGGATGCGATGCGGTTTCAGTGAGCCCAACCAGCGCTCCTCTAGCAGAGCTGCGCCGACTTCGGCGAGACGAGCGCGGAACGCTGTCTCGGGTACTTCCGGATTCCGGCCGGAACACGTCCAACAGATCGCGCGCCCTTTCGCCACGTGACCCGGTCGCGGGGACGTCTCGTGTCCGCTGTTGCACCGGATGCGGTGGGGCGTGTTGACCCCGAGCCACGCCACTTCGAGCAGTTCGGCGCCGACCTCGGCGAGACGGGCGCGAAACTTGGCCTCGGCAGCCTTCGGGTCGTGGCCGACGCACGTCAAGCAGATGCCCTGCCCTCTCAGCACGCTCTGTGGCCAGGGCGCACACTTATGGCCCGCGGCGCACAGGACGCGGTGCGGCGTCTCCGTACCGAGCCAAGAGGGCTCAAGCAGGGTGGCGCCGAGCTCTTCAAGGCGAGCACGGAACGCGGCCTCAACACGGCGGGATCGGTCCGCGTTCCGCTTCGTGTGGGCGCAGGTTGGGCAGATCCCTTGACCACGGACGACGGAAGAGGGCCAGGGGGCGCACTCGTGTCCCTCGGCACACAACACGCGGTGCGGCTTGAGGGCCCCCAACCAAACGGGTTCCAGGAGCGTCGCGCCTAGATCGTCGAGGCGGGCGTGGAACGCTGCCTCGGCGCGGATGGAACGCTTCGAGCGGGGTCTACCCGCGCGTGGTGCCGTATCTTCGGGCACAGCCGTACTCCTTCAGGTCCAAGAGCCACAAGGGGTGTCGGTCAGGGCCGTTCCGGTGGTCGCAACACCGGGGCGGCCCGCTCACGTATAACGACGTTCCAACGACCCTGAAAGTTGCAGTACTTACCGGCAAAGTGCCAGTTCAGAGCATGCTCCGTGAGGTGTGACAGACTTTTCACACGCTGCTGGTTGTGGGCCGGGCGTTCTGCGTTCTGGGGGTTCGCTCGTGCTCTCCGACTTCCTTTCCGTGGGCGGCATAGAAGTGGTCAACACGGCCCGTCTGCGCGCCTACCTGGCGACGGTCGGATCACCGCTGACGTCGGGAGCCGACGACATCTGCGGCTGCGAGACACTCACAGCCGAGACGCTCGACCACGCCCCCTACACCACCCCGGACGACCCCGACAGCCCAGCGCCCTGGTACGACCCCGACGTGCCCGAGAGCGCCGACTTCGTCGGGTTCCTGCCGCTGGACTTCGACGGCATCGACGACTACCCGGTACGCCGCACGGTGACGAACTCCGTCGCCGGGGGCGGCGCGCTCGGCCCGGCTCGGGTGCAGCCCCGCACGATCACCGTGACGGGCATTCTCCTCGGCGCGACGTGCTGCGCCGTCGAGTACGGGCTTCACTGGCTCGGCGAGGCGTTGCAGGGCTGCACGGGCAGCGCGTGCGGCGGTGACTGCGTGCAGATGCTCAAGTGCTGCCCCGGCGACGAGCAGACGCCCGCCGAGTTCCTCGCCCGCTACCGGCGCACCTACCGGCGTGTGGCGCTCGTGCAGGGGCCCACCGTGACCGCGCGGAACGGCGACGGAAACTGTACGGCAGGGCAGTGCAGCCGCGGCGCGGACATCCTCACGGTCGAGTTCGTGCTGATCGCCGCCACGCCGTGGGGATGGACCGACGAGACGCCCGTGCTGAGCGTGAACGTCCCCACCGACGACGACACCGACTGCATCCAGTGGTGTGTGCACCGCAACGACCGGCCGATCTGGTTCCCGCAGTGCCTGCCCGGCGGGTGCCGGCTGCGCGGCTGCCCCGACGCGGGCGCCGCGTGCGCCGACCCGTCGTGCGCTCCGCCGTCGCCGCCGCAGCCGACATCGCCCGCCTCCTGCTTCTGCCAAGCGCTCGCCACCAACCGGGAGTGCTACGACCTCGACCTGACGGGGCGGCCCGCCTGGTCGTCGGACGTGCCGGTCATCACCGTGTACGCGGGCAGCGAGGACCTGCGCCGACTCACGATCAGCTTCTACGAGCGGGGCGATGCCGACGCGGGCCTGACCGCGGCGCAGGTGGCCGACAAGAAACGCTGCGACCCGCTCGCCGTGTACGAGGTGGGGTTCGTGCCCGCGAGTGGCACGCTGACGCTCGACGGGCAGATCGGGCGCGCGACCGTGGAGTGCGGCGGCACCTGCGAGACGGCGACGAATGTGTGGGGCCGCGACGGGGCGCCACCGTCCTGGCCGGAGATCGAGTGCGGCACGCTCGTCGTGTGCCTGGAGACGGATGAGATGGTGCCGCCTGCGGAGGACGCCACGGTGACGGTCGCCGTGTCCGGGCGCGGCTACTGACCACCCCAGGGGATCCATCCCGCCTAACCTGATGGTGCCGCTGGTTGTGGGCCGGGCTACCTCCTCACACAGGGGTGCCCATGTCGTCAGCCGGCTGCGGGGTTCACTCGGCCCTGATCGTCGACCGGGACGGCGCGGTCGTCTCCCACGCCGACGTCCTCGTTTCCGTGGAGTGGTCCCGCGTCCTCGATGACGTGTCGACGGCTCACGTCATCATCAACCCCGACGGGGACTGCTGCGCCCAGCTCGGCCGGGTGCGCACCTGGCGGCACAAGCTCGTCATTGCCCGCGACGGGGTGACGGTGTGGGAGGGGCCCATCATCCAGGCCGAGTGGTCCTTGGGGAAGGTCGAGCTGTGGGCGAGCGACATTCTCGTCTGGCTCGACCGGCGCGTGCCGCACGAGTCGGTCACGTTCGCCGGCGCCGACCTCGCGGACATCGGGGCATGGCTCATCGAGGACGGCTTCGCCCCCGACGACCCCGGGCACGAGGTGCGGATCCTCGGCCCGACCGGCGTCGAGGGCGGACGCGCCTATACGCGCGATGACGGGCAGACCGGCGACCACTTGCGCGACCTCGCGGACACCGGGCTGGACTACACGGCCGTCGGCAACACGATCGTGCTCATGCCCGAGGACTGGTCGGCGTCGGTGGGCACGCTGACCGACGCGGATCTTCCTGAGGGTCTAATCGTGGCGGAGGACGGTTCGCAGCTCGCGACGCGGGTCATCGTGCACGGCGACCAGGCCAGCGGCGTGAAGGGCGTCTCGGGCGGCGCTGATGGCTATTACGGGCTGCTCGAGGTCAGCGTCGAGCAGACGTCGGTCAAGACGGACGCGTCGGCGCTGGCGGCGGCCCGCTCGCGCCGGGCGGCGAACTACCCGGTGCCGGTGTTCCTGTCGTCGGACGAGGTGACCTTGTCGCCCGAAGCCGCGGTCGACGTGGCGACGCTCGTGCCGGGCTGGTGCGTCGACGTGGCCACGCAAGTGACGTGCCGGCCGCTGACACAGCGGCTCAAGATCGCGGGACTGAAGGTGGAAGAAGACGGCGACGGCGAGAGCGTGAAGGTACAACTGGCGCCGGTCACGAGCGACGTGGAGGACTGACGGCATGGCGGTACGAGGATCAGCGGCCCGGCGGCTGCCGGGTGACCCGATGGGTGGCGTGATGCGCGAGGTCGGCCGGGCGGCGCGTGCAGGCTCGCGCAGGCCCGGCCCGCGCGGCGAGCAAGGAGAGCGCGGTCCGCAGGGCGAGCCCGGCCGCCCGGGGCCGCCCGGCGAGCCCGGATCGCCAGGTGCGCCCGGTGCGCCCGGTGCGCCCGGCGAGTCGGGCCCTCCCGGCCCGCCTGGCGCACCGCCTGCCGCGGCGGTCGTCACTACGGCCGCCGACAGCCGCGCAACGTGGGTGTTCCCCAAGGCGTTCACCGCGCCGCCCGTCATCACAGCACTCGCCGTCGACACGACGCCGGCCGACGACCGCACGGTGACGGTGTCGCTGGAGCAGGTCACCACGACGCAGGCCGTCGTGCGGGTGTGGCGCACTCAGGCGCTGCTCGGCCTGGGCCTGCTGCCGCTGGTCCCGTCCGGCGCCGGGGTGCCGGTGCACATGACGGCGAGCGGCGCCCCGGCGGTCTAACCTCTGCGTAGCCGCTGGTTTTGGGCCGGGCGTCATTTCGGACATCTGGGGATAACCGTGGCAAGGGCTTGCGTATGCGATGATTTTTTCGTAGTCGACCCGGACAACGGGGAGTTGTGCCTGAAGCCGGGCACGATGGGCCTGCGGCAGGTCCTCGAGTACGCCGACCCCGGCACGTTCACGTTCCGCAAGGCGTCGTACCCGTGGCTCGCGCGGGTCAGGGTCCGCGTGCAGGGAGCGGGCGGCGGTTCGGCGGGCGCGAACGCCGACACGAACGAGGCGATCGCGCGGCCTGGGGGAGCGGGCGGCGCCTACGGCGAGGGCCTGATCCAGGTGTCGGCGCTCGGCACGAACGAGACGATCATCGTCGGGCGAGGCGGCTCGGCCGGCGGTGCCGGATCCGACGGCGGCGACGGCGGCTCGTCCCAGTTCGGCGGGCACGTCTTCGCGCCGGGCGGAGCGGGCGGCACGTCAAACATGCCGAGCGGGGCCACGCCGAGCACGGCGCAGGGCATTGCCGGCCCCAACGCGGGCACGGGCGGCGACTTCCGGGCGGGCGGCGGCGCTTCGGGCTCGGCGATCCGCCTCAACGGCAATTACGGCATGGCCGGTCACGGCGGCGACTCGTTCATGGGCACGGGCGGACTGGGCCGCACCACCGAGGGGAACGGGCTCGGACCGCGCGGCAGGGGCGCGGGCGCGGGCGGCGGCCTGTCCTTCGGCGGCGACGTCGACGGCGGTGAAGGCGGGGACGGCATAGTAATCGTCGAATTGTACGGTTGAGCAGGGGCGACGTGGCGTACCCCTGTGCGCCTTAGACTGACGGGTAGCCGCTGGTTCTGGGCCGGGCCAAGGATCCACCTCGGGACGGTGTGACTTGGCCAGGTGTCAATGCGGCGGGACCGGCTGCAACTGCGTCATCGTGGCCGGCGAGAACGCCGAGGTGAGCGGAGCGGGCAGCACGCCGAACCCGTTCGTCGTCTCGGCGGTCACCAACTGCGCGGAGGTCCGCGGCTGCCTGTCCAACGGCGCCGGAATCAATTTCAACCAGACGACGGGCGCGATCTCGCTCGACCTGTCCGAAGACCCGGGCAACAACGCGGTGATGCGGCCCAACGGGCTGTTCGTGCCGACTGGCGCGGCCACGGTGACGGCGGGGTGTGGTCTGCTCGGCGACGGCTCGGGCGCGAGCCCGGTACGCGCGAACACGGCGGCCTGGCCGTACACCTGCCCCATCGGAGCGAACGGCGGCGGCGTCTACTGCGACCCGGCCACGGGCCAGCTCAAGACCGACCCGCCGATCCGGGCCCGGTTCCGCGAGGCGGCGGCGAACGACACGGTGACGGCGCGGGCGGTGCCGGCCACGGAGACGATCATCCGCACGGCGAGCATCACCATGCAGAACCCGGATCCGTGCCGCGCCGCGTTCGTGATCATTCATCGTGCGGCCGACGTCAGTTTCGACCTGCCGGCCGGTGGCGGTGCCGCGGCGGCGGGCATCAACGGCGACGACCTCACGTACATGAAGAACACCGGTAGCTCCGACATCACGTCGTGGCAGTCGCAGAACAGCGTCATGCACAACGCGACGATCCCTGCCGGGGGTTCGCTGACGATCACGCTCGATGTGACGGTCGGCCGCGGCGCGGGCGGCGCGACCTACAACCGCATTCAGACGGCGCTGCGGGCCTGGCTGTTCTCGATCCCCCTTAGTGCGTAAGGCGGTTGCTGTGGACCAGACGACGACGTACTACCAGCTCCCGGACGGCGGCGTGCGGGAAGTCACCGTGTCCGAGGGCGTGGACGTGCCCGTGCCGGACGGCGCGGTGGGCGTGAGCGCCGAGGAGTACGAAGCCGCACTCGCCGCTATCACGGAGCAGCACGCCCAGGACGTGGCCGAGCGGCAGGCGGCGCAGGACGCCGAAGCGCGGGTCGCGTACCTCGCGCTCGCCGTGCTGCTGCCGGAGGCGGTCGCGCGGCGCCTGTCCGGCTACACGGGCGGCGTGCTCGCCGACACGGCGGCAGACGCCGCGCAGGAACTCCCGGCGGACGTGCCGCCGGTCACGGAAGGGGACAGCTGATGGCGGCACCGATGACGCCTGACCAGTGGCGTGGGGCGCTCCGGGCCGAGGGAGTGCGGTTCGTCGAGCTGCCCGGCTGGACGACGCGCGGCCGGGACGCGGCGACGGGCAAGACGTTCGGGCCAGTGAACGCGGTCCTCAACCACCACACGGCCGGTGTCGACTCCCTGCGGGCGGTCGCCTACGACGGCGTTCCGAACCTGCCGCCGCCGCTCGCGCACGCCTACCTGCCGAAGTCGGGCGTGCTGACGCTCGTTGCTGACGGCCGCGCCAACCACGCGGGCCCGGTCGCGAAGAACGTGTATGACGCGCTCGTGGACGAGCGGGACCTTCCGGCGCCGTCGAAGGCGTCCGGCACCGTCGACGGCAACGACGCCCTGTACGCCATCGAGACGGAGAACCGCGGCGACGGCGTCGACCCGTACACGGCCGAGCAGTACGACACCTGGGTCCGGTTCAACGCCGCCATCTGCCGCTTCCACGGCTGGTCGCAGCGGTCGGTGGCCGGTCACCTCGAAACGAGCGTCGAGGGCAAGATCGACCCGAAGGGTCCGGTCGAGCGCTACGGCAGCCGCGGGCGGTTCGTGTTCTCGATGCGCCAGTTCCGCGCCGATGTCGCCGAGCGCCTGGCCCACCCGGCGAGCTGGAACCCCACCGACGACGAGCAGGAGGACAGCGACATGCCGGATTACGTGAACCTGGGCATCGCGAAGTCGTACACCCTGGCGCCCGGCGCGTGGGACAGCGTCGAGTTCACGGCCGAGTGGAACGACACCGCGGGGGATCACGCGACCGGCGGCAGCGTATGGGCCCGTGGCCCGGCCCGCTTCACCGGCACCGTCAGCCTGCGCCTCGAGGGCCTCCCCGTCGGCGGCGTCGTCCAGGTCCGCATGTCGGAGTACCAGGGCGACGACCACAAGGCCGACCACCCCATCGCCGAAGTGGTCGGCACGGCGGGCGGCACCTTCGCCGTGGTGCCCCTGACGAAGCGGCTCGCCGCCGGCCGGGGGATGCGCGTGCGGCTGTTGAACCAGTCGGCGACGCCGATCACTGTCGACAGCGCCGTGCTGTCGGCGCTCGTCTGGAAGGAATCCTGACCCATGAAGATCTTCGGCAGAGAGCCGGTGACGATCCTCGCGTTCATCGCCGTCGCCCTCAAGCTGAGCTCCGCCTACGGGCTCGACGTGTCCGCCGAACTGCAGGCCGCCATCATGGTGTTCCTGTCCTGCGTCGTCGCCGTCGCCGAGGCGTTCATCCTGAAGACCGGTGCCGCGTTCGCAGCCCTCGTCAACCTCGGGCACGCCGCGATCGCCCTGTACCTGGCGTTCGGCCTCAACATGAGCGCCGAGCAGCAGGCCAACTGGATGCTGGCCATCGAGAGCCTTGTCGCTCTGTTCATCGTGCGTCCACAGGTGACTGCGCCCATCGCCGCCCTGCGCGTCGAGCAGTCCAGCCTTGTCAAGGCGGCGTGAGCGACACGCGACGGTGCACCACTTACATAAGGGGAGGGCGCAGTGAGCGAGGTCTTCGGCGTCAACCCAGGCGACGCTGGAGCCGTCACGCTCCTCGTAGTCGTCGTCCTGCTGGTCCTCACCGGCCGCCTCGTGCCCCGGAAGACCCACGAGGACGCCCTCGCCGACAGAGACAACTGGCGGCAGGCGTTCCTCGAAAGCGAGGCGGCCCGCAAGGTCGAGCACGAACAGACCGGCGAGCTGCTGGAGATGGCCAAGCTCGGCGGTCACATCCTCACCGCCCTGCCCCATCCGGGGCACGCGGACGAGGAGGAGGTGAACGCCGGTGATCGGATGGGTCAGGCGCCTCGTCCTCGGATGTGACCGCACCGAGCCAAGCGACGCCGAAGCCGCCCTGGAGCGGGCACGGGAGGCACGCCAGCAGGCCGAGGCTCGGCAGCCCTTGGTCTCCGCTGTGGCCGCGAAGCTCCGGCACGCCCGCGAGGAGAACCATTTCAGGGAGCGGATCGAGGCCGCGTTCAGAGGAGCACCGTAGTGAAAGAGATGGGCGTCGACATGTGGGTCAACCTGATCGCGTCGGCACTGGCCACGCTGGTCTGCGCCGCATTCGTCGTCATCTACCACGTGAAGACGACGTGGTGGAGGTCCCAGACCGGCCGCAACCTCATGGGGCTGCCGGCCGCGATCGGGCTGCTGTTCCTGTACACCGTCCTCGTCACGCTGTGGCCGGACGGCTGTATCGCCTTCATCCTGCGGGGGGTTCGGACGGCACTGGCGCTGGTGATCAGTGCGCTGATCGCGCAGCGCATCCGCATCCTGCTGCAGGCCCAGCGGGAAAGCCGCAACCGAACTGGAGTGTGACCCATGGATCCGATCCCCCTCCGGCCACGCAGGAACGACACGGCCGCCGACGTCAGGTCGCTGGTGCAGCTCGGGCAGGAAGAACCGCCGCCCGTCCCCGCGCCGGCCACGAACCCGTTCCTCGAGCCGGACTGGCCGCCCGACGACGAACCCGCGTGAACGACAGCGCCCCGCTCTCCTGCTTCGGCAGGGGAGTGGGGCGCTTCGTCGTTTGCAGATAGGCCAGTTGGGCTGTCTGCCTCTCGATAACATGCCATATCGCGGGCCCCGCTCCCATCGAGGAGTGGGGCCCCTTGCCATGTTGGGAGTCAGTGGCCGTGGCAAAGGCAGAACGAGTCGCCGCAGGTGTAGCAGCTCGGCTTGCCATCGCAGCGGTTGCAGCGTTTCGACGTCCGTGAGCAGTAGAGAGGTTCGGTGTGCTCCTCGGCGGCGTCCTTGTCTGACTCGTCGTAGGCCCGGCGGCAGGTGGCGCATGTCTTCATGGCGGGAGTGTGGCACGGGCTGGCGTCGTGTCCACAAACGATCGTATGGCGACACTTCCGCCTCAACTGCGTTACCGCAGGCCGGAAGTGACGCAAACTCGTGTCCTTAACTATGTTGCGCTAACCCCCGTTTGCGCTACGCTCCGTCTGTGAGGATTGGATACGGACGCGTCTCGACCCGAGACCAGAACCCCGAAGCCCAGGAGGATGCCCTCCGCAAGGCGAACTGCGACCAGATCTACGTCGACAAGGCATCCGGAAAGCTCGCCTCCCGGCCCGAACTCGACAAGGCGCTCATCGCCGCGCGCGAAGGCGACGAGTTCGTCATCACCAAGCTGGACCGGCTCGGCCGCTCCACGAAGAACCTGCTCGAGCTGTCCGAACGCCTCCGCGGCAACGGCATCACGCTCGTCGTCCTGGATCAGGGCATCGACACCTCGACGCCGGCCGGGGTCATGTTCTTCACAATCCTCGGCGCCATCGCCGAGTTTGAGCACTCGATGATGGTCGAACGTACCCACGACGGCCTGGCCGCCGCCCGGGCGCGCGGCCGAGTCGGCGGCAGGAAGCAGGCACTCAAGCCGCGGCAGGTGAAGCTCGCGCAGGAGATGTACGACGAGCTCGGCGAGGACGGCAAGCGCAAGCACACCGTGCAGGACATCGCCAACGAGCTCGGCGTCGCCCGCACCACCATCTACCGGTACCTGGAGCGTGCATGACCCTGGAGATCCGCTCCACCGACGATCCGGAGCGCTTCGACCTCTTCGACGGCGACGACCGGATCGGCGAGATCCATCCGGAAGAGCTCAGCGAAAGGGAGGTTGCCGACGGCGAGGTGCCGTCCTGGGAGTTCACCATCTGGAGCGTGATGGGGACCGGCAAGGTGTGGGCCGGTTACGCCGCCACGCTGGAGGAGGTGCAGGAGTACGCGCGAGAGGAGTACCAGGAGTTCCTCGCCGAGCGGCGGGAGCTGAGCAAGGGCTCCCGCATCTGGACGACGGGCAGCATCCCTATGGGTGGAAAGCCAGGATGGCGGCGCCGATAGCGGTACCCCGTGCCACACTGGCTTCGGCCCGTCTCGCCCCCCGTCGAGGCGGGCCTCTGGCATTCTGGGGTGGGCGGCATGTTCCGCGGCATCCTGTCGCGACACCTGGCGGTGACGGCCGCTGCCCCTCCTGATGCGCCGTGCGCGGTGCTCAGTGGCGATGGTTCGAGGACGCGATCGCCGAACCCCGAGCGCCCGGCCAGACGGCCGGGCGCTCGCGCGTGTTCAGGCCCGCGGTTCGGGGAGCTGGCCGGGCTTGACGGGCACGACCTCTATGTCGGTACAGCCGGCGTCCTCAAGCTCGGCGCGGCGTTCGTCAGCGGAGGGTTTGTCGTAGGCGACGGCGGATGCGCGCGGCCGGCCGTCGGGGGCGGTCCAGAGCAAGGCGAAGTTCTGCATGCGGGCATCATGCCTGGTGGCACTGACAGCGAAGATTTCCAGCCGACCCCTGTTGCGTGGCTGAATCATGGTGCATGGTGGTGCGCACGGGATCACGCACCTCCCCCCAGGTGATGACTCCCCTCTCGGGCCCTGCCGTGCGTCGCCGATGCGGCAGGGCCCGCCGCACCTCCCGGCTCCTCCCCACGGGAGGCCATGCGGCTGCCCGTAGGGTGACCGTATGCACCCCGCCCGCTTCCACCTCACCCTCACCTCCGCCGGCCGCCCGGTCGCACAAGGCTGGTGGGCGTCGGAAGCGGTGGCCCGCGGGAAGTTCAAGACCTGGGTGGGGGAGTGGGGCAAGCCCGGCGCGCGGGTCACCCTCGTCGACGAGGAGACGGGCGAGACGTTGACGGAGTGGCCCGAGCGGACGTGAGCCTCTGCCATCCTGGCGGGGAGCGGAGGAGGCGGTATGGCGGCTGAACAGTCGGACCTGGGAAGGCTGGCGGCGGAGATGACGGAGCGACTCAGGGGTATCCAGGCGATCCAGGGGCAGTTCGTTGCAGCCGTCCACCAGATCCAGGACGTGATTCTGTTCGGCGACCATCCGGAGCTGACGGCGCTCGACGACGAACTGGACATCCTCTACGGGGGGCAGTTGTGAGCTACCGCCCGTACCCGAATGTCGACCGCGCACTGCGGCAAGCCGGCCGCCACTACCAGGACCCGCCTGTCGTGGAGCTGGAGTGCCTGCGCCCGATGGGCGAGGCGTTCGCGAGGCTTCGGGAGAACGCGAAGGGGTGGCGTCCGAACTTTCACATGGACGGCGTAACCGGGGAGATCACTCCGTATCCCGTCGGCGAGTACCGCCTGTCGACGCGTGATGATGAGCACGACTTCCGGTACGGGGACGACGGAGTGCAGCGCTGCACCCGCTGCCGTCATCCGCACTCGCAGTGGGCTGGCGGACCGTGCCCGGGGTCGTCGCAGGAGTGGGGTCCCGGCCGGTACGTCTAACCTCGGCGTTGTCGGCGGCGGGTCGTAGGCTGGTTCCACTATCAGCCCATGCTGGCGCAGTGCTGAGGCCGCCCCGTCTGGTCACGCAGGCGGGGCGCTCTGCTGTCAGGTGTCGGGCTATAAGGGAGCCGCGGAAGTGCGGGATGGTTGCCCCCTCGGGCCAGCGCGCATCAGTCTTGGGCCGCTGAGAGGAGGCTCATGGACGCGACACATGCAGAGGAGCCAGAGGTGCGTCTCGGGCTGCGATCGGAGGAGATCCTCCAGCGGCGCGCTTACGGCTGGACGTACCGCGAGATCGGCGCCGTCCTTGGCGTAACCGGTAGTCGGGTAGGGCAGATCATGGGCAATGTGCGTGTGGCGTTGGGTGCCAGCACGGATGCTGACGCCGTCGCGGAGGCGGTGCGTCGAGGCTTGATCGACATCGGCGGTGAGGTCGAACGTGCCTTTGGGAGGCGGCCGTGAGTATTGAGATCAGGTTCTTGGGCGGTCCCGCCGATGGCCGCACCTACGCGATCCCCGATGCCGTGCCCCCGCCGCTCTACCTGATCCCGCTCGCGCCGCCAATCAGTGAACTGTTCGCCAGCTCGTTGGAGCCTACGCCGACGCGGGCAGCTGAGTACGAGCCGTTGCGGGAGAACGGTCGACCGCGGATCGCGGACGACGGCGCCTACCTGTACAAGCATCGTGCCGCGCCGCTGACTGCCGAGGAGCGGGATGTTCTGGCGCGCGAGCGGGTGAAGGTGCGGGCTGCCGAGGAGCGGCGGACTGCCGAGCTGGACGAGGCGTGGCGGGAGATCCGACGTGAGCGCCCGCACTATCCGGAGAGCTGGCGCGACCTCTAGCCCGTCGCCTCCGCGTGCCGAACGGCCCGCTTCAACGCCATCTCCACCTTGTACCGGTCGAGGCGCGCGGCTTCGGCGTAGGCGGTGATCCCGGCCTGCACGGCGTCGGCTTGGTCGACGGTGAGGGTGCCATCCTGGATCGCAGCCCAGGCGGATCGTTCCAGCTCCAGCAGGTCGTCGGGGAAGTCGTAGTCAGCCACGGGCGGATCCTACGCCGGGTTGTCGGTCGACTCAGGCGGGGCTGGGCGACGTGGGTGTTCGGCTCCGTGGCGGCGGACGTACCACTCCATGAAGCGACGAAGCTCGGCTGACCGGTCGCTGTCCGCGCGCGCAGAGGCGTCTCCAAAGTCGGCCCAGAGCTGGTCGTCGACGCCGCGTACTCCGCGCAGCTTCTCCCGGTGCTGATTCACCATGGGGCAATCATGCCGGGGTGGTTGACCACCTGTCTACGGAGTGCGAACATGTAGGTGGTTAACCACCTTTGATCAGGGAGGAAAAATGGCGAAGGTGCTGAAGGTTGGCGTCGAAATGGGCGGCTCCAAGGATGAGGCCGACATCGCGCTGCCCGACGACTGGGACGGGATGAGTCCCGAAGAGCAGAGGCAGTGGGCGGACGAGGTGCTCGACGTCCACGTCTCCAACAACGTCAACGCCTGGTGGAACGTGGAAGAGGAGAGCTAAGCATGGAGATCGTGAGCATCGAGAGCGACGGCACCGTGACCGTGAAGATGTCTGCCCAGGAGGCGGCAGCCGTCCGTGACGACCTCGGGCAGATCTGGGTCAGCAAGGTCAGCCAGCCCAGCGACAAGCTCCACAGCCTGCTCGAATGGGTCACCCCCAACCAGGCCGCCACCGAGAAGTGAGGGCACCCACCATGAGCAATCCGACCGATCTCCGCGCCCGTGCCGCCGAGCTGGAAAGCCGCGTGCCTCCGGTCACCGCCGGCCCGCGCACCGACGACGAGCGGATGTGGCTGGAGAAGGCAGCTGCCCTCCGCGCCGAGGCCGACCAGATCGAAGCCACCGACCGCACCACCGAGAAGTGAGGACACCAACCATGCCCGAGCAGCGTCGTTACGACGTCGACTGGACCGACGAGACCAGCCCGCAGATCGTCATCGCCCAGCCCGGCGACCAGCACGCCATGACCCTGGGCGAAGCGCAACAGGTCATCGACGAGGCCGCCGCCGACCGCGACAGCGAGAAGTGAGGGCCTGACCCCCGCACGCAGAAGCGCCCCCGCCTGAGGTAAGCAGGCGGGGGCGCTCGCACGTCAGCCTACGCCGCCGTCGCCATCTCCCCGCGCACGGCCTCCACCCACTCGTCCCGCAGCCGCTCGTACCGCTCCCGGGTCGGCCCCCACAGCCAGCCGCCCGTCGCCACCAGCAGCGCACGGATCTCCGCATCCACCACCGCGGCAGGCCGCGCGACGCCCGAAGGCGGGAGAGGAGAGGACATGGCGATCAGCGTAGCCGCGCCGTCTGACAGCGGCTACGAGTCGCCGGCTGGCGGCTGACCCACGTAGGTGCCGCGGCCCTGCACCTTCCACACGATCTGCTCCTCGACGAGGAGATCCAGCGCCCGCCGGACCGTAGACCGGGCCAGCCCGTACTCCTGCACCAGCCTGGTCTCCGACGCGATCGGCCGGCCCTCCGCCCAGTCCCCGCGCGCGATCCGCGCCTTCAAGATGTCAGCGAGCTGCCGATACGGGGTGATGGGCCCCTCGTGGTCGATCTCGGCATCCGGGTCAGTGGCCATGAACGCGACGCTAGGCAGGGCGCTACAGACCGGCACCTTGGGATACGAGTCGATACGTATCGAGACAGGCCGATACAAGTCGGCGTAGCCTGCAATTGCACGCAGCAAGAGCCCCCGGGGAGCGTGGCCCGCCACCCCGGAGGCAGCCGACGAACGGAGCGTCGACGTGGACGAGCCTACGGACACCCCGCCCGCAGCGGAAAGACGCCCGCCGGCCATCGCCGCAGCCACCCGCCTGTCACCGGTACAGGAGGCATACGCGAGCTACACCCGCCACGCCACCCGCTGCATCGACTGCCGCGACATCGACGGCAACTGCGACCTCGGGACCGAGTTGCATCGCGCCTGGCGAGTCCTCGCGACCGCGGCCCTCGACCAGCTGGCCGGCAAGGCATCGCCTCGCAGGCAATGAAGAGGCGCTGACTGTTGCCCGCGAGGAAGGCGCAGGCCAAAGCCTTGACGATCGGTAACGGAAACGTAGTAGACGCTCACGTTCCGCATGTAAATGCGTAGCGCAGTTACTTCCGTTACTGATCAGTCTGATGTTGAATTTTGATCAACGACCCAGTCAAAAATCGGCCATGGCGGCGCAATCAACCGTGAAAGAGGTCGGTGACGTGTACCCGCAAGGCGTGAGCGATCAGCAGCAAGTGGCTGAGCTTCATCTCGTGACCGGCTTCCATCCGCTGGACCGTCGACCGGTCCAGGCCGCTCGCGTGAGCGAGGGCCTCCTGGGTCATGTTCTGGTGCAGGCGCCGCACGCGGATGCGGTCGCCGACGGCCCGGCGGGCCTGAGGGACCCACTCGGGTAGATCGGCTGGCACCCGACCAACCGTTTACCGACCAAGATCATAAGTCAGCAGCAGATTTGAGGCACTTTTCGATCATGGCCCTCTGAGACCAGCCTGCTCCCCGACCAAGAGCAGGCCTCCGGTCCGTCGCAACCTATCCCCCGGGGGAGCGGCGGACGCACGAGCGGCGGCCGTGCGTAGGTGCGTCCGCCGGCCGCCGCTCGCTCATCACGGAACCGCAAAAAGGGCGACCGCCCCCACGACACGCGTCGCGGGGGCGGTCTACTGTCCACGGCAGCGGCCCCCGCCGAGAATCCCGGCGGGGGCCGTCTCCGGCGGAGTCGAGGCTCCACCCCCTGTTCCCCACCGGTACACGCGTGGGGGTGCGTCTGAGGGCCGCGCACGAGGCGCTATCCCTCCCCAGGTGATCCACAGGCTAACTGGATGCGGGCTGCAATGGAATGGCCCGCTCGAATCGTCCTTCTTGCGGGTGGGTGGACTCCTGGCGCGTTGTGGACGGGATGTGGATTTCCACCTGGCTCAGTCCGTGTCCTCCAGGCGGAAACCGACCTTCAGGCCCACCTGGTAGTGGGCGACCCGCCCGTTCTCGATCTGGCCGCGCACCTGGGTCACCTCGAACCAGTCGAGGTTGCGCAGGGTCTGCGACGCGCGGTCGAGGCCGTTGCGTACCGCCTGGTCGACGCCGTCGGGCGAGGTGCCGACGATCTCCGTGACCCGGAAAATGGACTGCCGATGCGGACGGATCTTCCACACTGGTGGACGACTCGCAGTCGGTGAAAGCCCAGGTCACCACACATCCCAGACACACCACTTTCTGATGTAAGTAGATGTGAGTTGACATGGTGGTGTGGACGGGTTGTGGACTCCACGCGGACCTTCACACCACCCTCCGCAGCCGCCCCTGATCCAGCGCATCCCGCACCGCCGACACCGAGTCCGCCGACGCATGCGTGTACAGCCACGTGATCCGCCCGCCCCGCTCGTGCCCCAGGATCCGCTGCGCGTCCGCCTCCGGAATCCCCAGTGAGTGCAGCCGCGACGCGAACGCGTGCCGGATGTCGTGGAAGTGCGGCCACCGCTCGATCCGCCCCGTGGCCCTGTTCTCCACCTGCCGCGCGATCCCCGTGCTCTCCGTGGCACGGTTCCACTTCAACCAGAAGTTCGCCCGCTCGAGCACCCCGTCGAAGGGAGGCCGCCCCTTCACCTTCTTGCCGGCCCACGGGGACCGGAACACCAGCTCCTCGGGATGCATACCGCTACTCACAGCGGTACGGGTGGCAGCAGCGGGGTGCGCGTCCAGGTGAGCCTTCAAAGCACGCCGGGCCCGGTCCGACAGGGGAACCGTGCGGCAGCCGGCCGCCGACTTCGGGTAGGCCTTGCGCTGCGGCTTGCCGCCCACCTGGATGATGGTTTCCCGGACCTGGAGGGCGGCCCCGTCGAGGTCCACCCAGCAGCGTCGCAGGCCCACCAGCTCACCCCAGCGCAGCCCCGTCTCCTCTGCCACGATCAGCATCGGATGGTAGTGCTCGGGGAACTCGCCGCGGATCTCGGCCAGCTGGTCGTAGGTGGGCGGCATGAGGTCGTCGGGGTGCTTCGGCTGCCCCTTCGGCAGCTTCACTCCGTCGCACGGGTTGTGGGGGATGCGCCGGTCGCGGACCGCGGCCGTCATCATCCCGTCGAGCATCCGGAATGCTTTCTCGATGGTGGCCCTGCCGACCTTCGTGTCCAGCCGAGCCACCCATGCTTCGACGTCGAGGTGGCCGATCGAGGTGAGTGGCCACGCCCCGAACGCCGGCTCGACGTGGTTCGTCCAGACGCTGGTGGCGGTCTCGGTCGTGTTGGCGGCGATGCGGCGGGTCGGCCGCCACTTCTCGTACCACTCGGCGACCGTGACCTTGCCGCGGTCCAGGTCGACGAAGCTGCCGCTGCGGACCTTGTCGCGGGTCTTGTCGAGGAACGCCTCGGCCTTTCTTTTCGCTCCTTCGCCGGAGAACGTCTTCGCGCGCTGCTTACCGGACGGGTCGCGGTAGCGGGCCTGCCACGGTCCTGTGCAGGTCTTCCGGGTCGGTTCCTCGCCGGGCCTGAACCTGGCCGTGCACGTCTTGCAGCCGCAGGACTTGATGCAGATCTGCCTGGGGTTGTTGGCAGCCTTACGGGGCATGCCAGACCTCCTTCTGCAAGGGCATGGTGATCTGTCGCGGGACTCGACGGTCCCGGGGCACCTCTATGTACTCGCCGCACCAGCATGTGGCGCCGGAATCTATCTGTGGGGCGCCCAGGTAGGCGAGCATGGCCCGGACTTGCTGCAGCGTGCCGAAGTAGTCGAGTCCCTGGCCGACGACGATTGCGACTCGGTCTCTGTCCCACCGCGGCGCGATCGGGACGAAGTCCTCCACGATCACGATTGCGCACATACGACCCCCATGAGCCCATGAACTGGCTTGCGTTCCCGGCCGCAGGTGGAGGTACGGCGGAGCTTCGACGTTACAACTGACAACTACCGTTAGTGAAGCGCCCGTGCGGGATCGGTGAGGCGGGAACCGAACTTCGCGGATGGTTGTACGCCGATCGAGTGAATCTTCGTCAGGGGGTGGACTTCTGCCGCTCTCGCATCGCCTGCATCGTCGCCTCGATCACCCGGCGGTCCTGGCCGTCCAGGGAGCGGTAGAGGTGGAGGAAGCGGCGCTCTTCTTCGTCGTCGATGGCCGTGGGGACGTGGCGGCCGGCGGCTTCGAAGACGGTGGCGACGGGAAGTTCGGCGCCGTTGGCGAGTTGGCGGAGCTTGTCGGGGCTGGGCCCTCGGCTGCCTGTCGCGCGGTCGCCGTTCTTCCAGCTGTGCAGGGTGGAGGTGGACAGGCCTGAGCGCCGGGCGAGGGTGGACAGTGTCCATCCCTTCTCGTCCATCACTCTGGTGATCAAGCGCGCAAGGTCATCCACATGTAGAAGCATTGTGCATCGCGTGCCGTGCAGACAAGTCATCTCACCCCATCTGACCAGCATTGGTTTCCACATGCGGAAGCATTGGCATATGCGGAAGCGCTGACCAACGCTACCTACCACGCAGTAAGCCTTGACATCTATCCACATCCAACATTGAATGTGGAAACGAAGCCGACGGCCGAGCTTCCACATTCGGCCACGCACCGCACCTCTCGGCCTTGAAAGGGCACCCCATGCACAGACGGGACAACGGCCAACCCATACGAGACGCGATGCGGGAAGCCGGCCTGTCCATCGAGCGCCTCGCCGAGAAGACCCGAGAAGTCGACCCCCTCGGCTACGGCATCAGCCGCGCCACCGTGGGTCACATGGTCTCCCGCGGCCCCAGTGGACGGACCCCCTTCAGGGACCGCTCCTGCGACCTGGTCGCCCGGGCGCTCGACAAGTCCATCGAGGAACTGTTCGACACCTCCGCCCCCACGTGACCCTTTTCGCGCCAACGGTTTCCACATTCACCGAAAGATCGTCCACACCAGATGAAAGGAGGAGTAGTGGACCAGCCCCTCACCCCCACGCAGCTGCACACCCCCCTGCTCACCAAGGCAGAGCTCCGCGAGTGGCTCAAGGTCAGCGACATGTGGATCCGCATGCGGGTCGACGACGACCCCGAGTTCAAGGCTCGCGGATGCGTCATCGACATCGCCACCCCGGACAGCAGCCGGCGAACCCTGCGGTTCCCCGCCCGGGCGGTCGCCGAGTACCTCGGCATCCCGGACTACGCCACCCCGCAGCTCCAGCACGAGTCGGCCCGCGCCGCCGCCTGAGCGGCAAGCAAAGAGGCCGCCCCGCGCCTACGGGACGACCTCGCGATCCACACCACCCGAACCTTCGAGAACAGGAGCGTGGACCTTGTCCACATCATCGCAGACCCCCAAGCCCGGACTCACCCCCGCTGAGATCGCCGACATCAACGAGATGTACGCCGAGGCCGAGCGCGCCATGAAGATGAAGCTCGGTCCCGACTGGCAGGCCGGACGTCATCTGCCGCGCGACCCTGAGGCCGAGATCACCACCCCATCCCTCGACGAGATGACCGCCGCCCCGGGCGCGACGCAGACCAAGTACTGCATCACGTATGACCGGGTCGGCCGCCACGGAGGACGCAACGGCAGTCCGGCCCCGGCTCCGCTCACGGTGTGGGCGGTCACCCTGGAGGGTCTCGCCGAGCACATCCTGAAGGACATCCGCCCGTACCTGCTGTCGAGCGACATCGAAGTGCTGGTGGACCTGGAGGCGATGCGCGGCCAGATCTACACCGGGTTCAACAACGGCGGGACGTTCTCCCTGGAGGTCCTGCAGGTCGCCGAGGAGGCGGCCCGATGAGCGACGACGTGACCCGCTTCGAGCTCCTCCTCCGCGCGTCCGACGTGCGCTTCCCGTCGGCGTGGCAGCTGGTGTGGGAGGAGGCCGAGGAGACGCTGGCCGTCCTGCACCCGGAGGGCTACGACCTGCTGGAGGTCGGCCGGCTCGCGTTCGACTCCCTGCACGACGACCTGAAGCCAGCCGCCCTCGACGCGCTCATCTACGGCTGGTGGGAGGCCGAGCAGGACCGCAAGGCCCGTGCCACCGCCCTCGACACCGCGGGAGGTGCGCTGTGACCGACCGCCTGACACCCGCCTCGCAGCGCGCTGCCACGATCCTCGACCGCGCCCGCGACGCCCTCACCGCCCGCATGACGAAGGACAACCTGCTCCTCGTCCTGGAGAACGTCATCAACTACGCGGCCGAGTTGGAGGCCGAGCGGGAGAAGCTGGTCCGCTGGCACGGCGAGGACAGCAAGACGATCAACCGGCTGGTGGACCGCATCGAGCGGCACCGGGCCCGGCTGACAGCCCTCCAGAACGACGCGCTGAGCATGCGTGGCTCGCTCGCCCCGGCCGACGGGCCCCGCGCGGTGCCGTTCGAGCTGGGCGAGACGTTGACCCCGGCCGTCGACTGGCTGATCAACCGCGTCGCCGAGCTGGAGGCCGCTCCCGTCCTGGTCTGCCGCGAATGTGCGGCTCCGGTGCGGTGGGTGGAGAACCCGAACGGCGGCTGGTGGAACCACACGGGACCGGCACCCGACGGGCACGGCGTCGTGCCGAAGCCCGCCGAGGACCCGTGCCACCCGTGCGGCTGCCCGAAGCGGTTCGACCGGCACGCGTGGGGTTGCCCCACGTTGGCCGCCGCCGAGGACGAGCCCGGCATGCGGCACGCCATCCGCATCGACCCCGCCGAGGAAGCGAACCGATGAGCGCTGACATCTACGGCGGTATCACCGTCGACCTGAACGACGCCCCGATCCGGACCGAGTACGACCGTGACCTTGCTGGCAGGCAGATGGCCCGGCTCGTCATCGGCGAGCCCGGCAAGTCCATTGCGATCACCGTCACCAACTCGTCGCCGGACACCGTCGACCAGCTCGCCGAGGCGGTCGCCCAGCTCGCCGCGTGGACGAAGCGGCAGACGCTCCGCGAGGCGGCGTGACATGGCGACCGCGACCGAGCCCCGCCCGCTCGCCGACCTGGAGCAAGACGCGCTCGTCCAGGTGGAGGAGGAGTTCGTCCGCCGCGCTCGCGGGGTGAAGCCGTGGACGCCGGCCGAGTACGTCGAGCAGATCGAACGGGTCCACGCCCGCTACAACCACCGCCGCCGCTGGCTGCGGACCCACGAACAGGAGACGGCGCCGTGAGGATCCTCGACCTGCCGCCCACCCCGGACGACGCCGAGCCGGTGATACTGCCCGGCCTGCTCACGGGCCTCGGAATCGTCCGCCGGATGGACCCGGACTACCAGACCTCCATGGACAGCGGACTCACCGAGTCGCTCGAGGACTTCTGCAAGCGGATCAGCCGGGAGACGCCGTGACCGCCCTCATCCCGTTCGTCCTCGTCGCCCCGATCCCTCTGATCTTCGCCGTTGAGCAGTTCTTCGCCTGGATCGACGCCCGCAAGGAGAACCAGTGACCACCGTGACCGCGACCGCACCGGCCGCCACCGACGTAGCCGCCGTCCTCGATCTAGCCGCCGACCACATCGAAACGGTCGGCTACTGCAAGAAGTACCTGTACAGCGTCCGTCAGGCCGAGACCGGTTTGCCGCTCGACAAGTGCAGCGTGGACCTGATCGGCGCGATCAACGTGGCCGTGCACGGCACCCCGCGGCACGTCGGCGGCGACCCGCTCACCTTCGCCGCCGAGCAGGCTCTCACCGCCCGGATCGACGCCCCGTCCCTCGCGGCCTGGTGCGACTACCCGGGCAGCGGGAAGACGACCGCGCTCGCCCTGCTCCGTGACACCGCCGACGAGCTCCGCAAGGAGATGCCGTGATCCGCGGCACCGGCAAGCGGCGGGCCGGCGAGGACAACGTGCGGCTGCGGCAGAGGGTCGCGAACCTCACCGACGACCTCGCTTGGTACCGCGCCCGTCTCATGGCGGTCACCGCCCGCTGCCGGGCCCTGCAAGCGCAGGCGGAGATCGCGGACGGGGAGCGGATGAAGGCCGAGCAGCTCGTTGCCCGGCAGACCGCGCAGCTGATGGAACGCGACTCCCGGATCGCCGAACTCGAGCGCCTGGCGAAGGTCGCGACCGACGACACCGTCGAAACGCCCATCGTCACCGCGGCTCAACTCGCCGCCGCATAGACCGCCGCCCCGCCGGATGGCCACCGGCCGGCGGGGCGGCGCACAAGAAGAACCCCCGCCCGGAGATGCCGGGCGGGACCGACACCGCCTCACAGGAGAACCCCATGAAGAAGTCGCCGCAGATCGCCGTCCTCAACCAGGGCCGCGACACCGCCAGCGCCGAACTCGTCCACGACACCACTCACGGCCCGGTCATCTGGCTCCAGACCAACGCCGACGGCTGCTACATCCCCGTCGACCGCCTCGACGAGTTCATCGACGGCCTCAAGACGGTCGCCGCCAGCCAGACCCAGGCCAGCAACGCCGCCTGACACAACGAACCCCCCGGACGCTCGTACCGCCCGGGGGATCCACCACCAAGGATCCCAGGAGATCACCTTGTCCGTCACCCACGAAATCCAGGTCAGCAAGGCGGCGACGCCCGTCCTCGTGCAGGCCGAAGAGCCCGTGCCGGGGCTGCGCGTCTACGTCTACCCCGAGGAACTCCGCAAGGCCGACGACCCCTACATCTGGCGGCTCGGCCACCACTCCGGCCTGCAGATCGCCAAGTTCGAGCAGCGGAGCGAAGCCGAAGCGACGGCCGAGATCATCGCGCCGCTGACGGACTGGACCCGCAGCGCCGCCGAACTCCGGGCCGACAAGGGCCTCGGAGACCGGGTCGCGATGCGCATCACCTTCGACACGGTCGGGGTCCTCTCGCTCAACCCGCAGCCCCTCGCCGCCTGACCCACAACCTCACAGCCGGCGGCGTGTTGAGCCCCCCACTCCGCGCCGCCATCCAGGGCCCGCTCCGCCGGAGCACCCCCCGCCCCAACGGAGCGGGCCCGCCATCAGCACACCCTCAGGAGAGGTACATGAGCACCGAAACCACCACGAAACCCACGCCGCCGCTGGCGTTCGTCGACACCGAGACGACCGGCCTCGACCCCGAGCGCCACGCTATGTGGGAGCTCGCCGCCATCCGCCGCGACAACGGCACCGACACCGAACACCTCTGGCAGATCCGGCCCAGCACGTGGGAGATCGAAGCAGCCGACCCTAAGGCCCTCGACATCAACGGCTACCGCGACCGGATGGTCCTGCCCGACGACTACCAGGTCGGCGACATGACCCACGCTTGCGGGCTGCCGCACCCGATGAAGCGGGACGACCTTCGCAACACCCTCCGCACCCTGCTGGGCGGCGCCGTCATCGTCGGCTCCAACCCGGCATTCGACGCCGCCTTCCTGAAGGTCTTCCTCAACGAGACCCCCTGGCACTACCGCACCGTCGACATCGCCACCCTCGCGGCCGGCTACCGGTTCGGGCAGCGGGACAGCGGTGTCTACGGCGGAGACTTCGCCTTCCCCGGCGACCTGCCGTCCCTGCCGTTCTCCTCCCGCGGCCTGTCCCGCGCGGTCGGCGTCGAACCGCCCGGCGACGGCGTCGCCCACACCGCGCTCGGCGACGCCCGCTGGGCCAGGGACGTGTACGACGCCGTCACGGGCGGTGTGAAGTGACCCCCACCATCGCCATCAGCAGCGCCCTGGACGTCACCGCGCGCCGCGACAGCCTGCTCGCCCTCATCAAGGCCACCCCGCGGCAACCCATCACGACGCGCCGAGCCCAAGACCTCTACAGCGTGACCCCGTGGAGCGGCATCGGCCGCAACGCGACACGTCGAGACCTGCGGGACCTCGCCCGGCGCGGCCAACTGCTCCCCATCACCGTCGATGGCCAGCGGGCCTACCTGCTCAACCCGAAGGCAGTCGACCGGCACCCCGTCGGCCCACACCAGACGGAGCTCGCGCTTCTCCAGGCGATCGCCGACGAGGGCGGGGAGTGGACTCCGGGCCGAGCCAAGGTCGTCCTTCGCCGAGCTGCCGGCACCAACATCTACCGGTCCGTGGCCCGCCGCCGCCTCGACAACCTGCACCGCGACGGCCTCCTCGAACTGCACAGCGAACGCCCCGGCCACTGCTACTACACGTCCCTCATCGGAGGCGGCGCCGCATGACCACGACGCTTGAGCCGTCGGCCACGACGACCGAACCGCCCGCGCTGGGCCTGCACACCGACCTCTCCAACGAGGACTACCACGCCGACAAGACCAGTCTGTCGTCGTCCGGCGCCCGCAAGCTCCTGCCGCCGTCCTGCCCCGCCAAGTTCCGGTGGGAGCAGGACAACCCGCAGCCGCCGAAGAAGACCTTCGACTACGGCAACGCCGCCCACGCGAAGGTACTCGGGCGCGGAGCGAACCTCGTCCTCGTCGACCACGACCGCTGGGACACCAAGGCCGCCAAGGCTGAGGTCGCCGAGGTTCGCGCCCAGGGCGGCATCCCGCTGAAGCGCCACGAGATCGAGATGGTCGACGCGATGGCCGCCGCCATCCGCCAGCACCCCCTCGCCTCCGCCCTCCTCGAACCCGCCTACGGGGCGCCCGAACAGTCCGGGTTCTGGATCGACGGCCCCACCGGCATCCGCCGCCGTGTCCGCTTCGACTGGCTGCCGTCCATCCAGTCCGGCCGGCTCATCATCCCCGACTACAAGACCGCCGCCGACGCCAGCAACGACGCCTTCCAGAAGTCGCTCGATAACTACGGCTACAACCAGCAGGCGGCCTGGTACGAGGAAGCCGCCGTCGCTCTCGGCCTCGGCGGGCAGGACACGGAACTCCTGTTCATCGTGCAGGAGAAGGACCCGCCCTACCTGGTGAACGTGGTCGGCATCGACTTCTTCGCCCGCGAGATCGGCCGCGCCAAGAACCGCGCCGCCATCGAAATCTTCGCCGACTGCTCCGCCACCGGCCACTGGCCCGGCTACGCCGACCACAACCCGAACTACCTCGCCCTTCCCGGATGGGCTGAGAACCGCGACAAGGAGATCTACCTGTGAGCTTCCCCGTTCAGATGCCCGCCGCGCAGGGCCCGGACCGTGTCGGCCAGTCCACCGCCGTCGAGCAGTCCCGCGCCGTCGCCGAAGTCCAGGCCGCCATCTACGTGGCCCGCCAGTTCCCCCGCGACGTCGGCCGCTCCCGCGCCGCCATGCAGGCCGCTTGCGGCTCCATGGCCCTCGCCGAGAAGGCGTTCTACGACTTCCCGCGAGCCGGCGGCAAGGTCACCGGCCCCACCATCAACCTCGCCAAGACCCTCGCCCAGGCGTGGGGGAACATCCAGTACGGCGTCTCCGAGATGCGCCGTGACGACGAGTACCGCCAGTCCGAGATGCAGGCCTGGGCGTGGGACGTCGAAGCCAACACCCGGCACGTCCTCACCTTCGTCGTCCCCCACGCCAAGTTCGCCAAGGGCAAGGTCGAAGCGCTCGTCGACCTGCGCGACATCTACGAGAACAACGCCAACAACGGTGCTCGTCGACTCCGTGAGGCGATCTTCGCGGTCATCCCGGACTTCTTCATCGCCGAGGCCGAAGAGCTCTGCCGGGAGACCCTCGCCAAGGGCGACGGCAAGCCGCTGCCGGAGCGCATCGACGGCGCCGTGAAGGTGTTCCAGCAGCTCGGCGTCAACCCGGACCGGCTGGAGCAGAAGCTCGGCCGACCGCGGGAGCAGTGGAACGGCGCCGACATCGCCCAGCTGCTCATCACCCACAAGTCGATCCAGCGCCGCGAGATCGCCGTCGACGAGGCGTTCCCGCAGGCCCGCATCACCGGCGCCGAGATCACCAGCAAGAGCAGCGGCGGACGCAAGCAGGGCCCGCCGGACGACGACCCGTGGGCCGGCACCCCCACCAAGTAGCCCACACCAGCAAACCGGGGTCCCGCCCGCCGCTAACAGGCGGGGCCCCGGCCCACCCAAGGAGATCACGAACCCATGACCATCGACCAGACCGAGACCGTCCAACAGAACGTGCCCCGCCCGCTCCTCGACACGCTGATCGAGCGCTGGCAGGAGGTCGCCGACGCCTACAAGGCCAAGGCCGACGAGCCCGACGACGACCTGGCCCGCCGCTACGGCGACTACCGGCACATCTACCTGCGGAACATTCGCGACCTGCGGCACCTCCTCGACACCGGCCGCATGCCCTGCTCCCTCATGAACGACGACGAGCGTCTCCGCGGAGACTGCGGACGCAACCACGAGGACGAGTACGACAAGCACGGGCAGCTTACGACGGTGCCGGCCGACGACCCGTGGACGCACGCGGAGAAGGCCGCGGTCCGCGAACCGTGGGGGCCCGGAGTCACCCGAGACCAGGCCATGGCCAACGTCGTCGCCCTCCACCTCGCCGAAGCCCTCCTCGACGGCAAGTCCGAAGAGGTTCGCACCTGGGCCCGCGGCCTTGCCCACGAGTTGAAGCGCGAACACATCGACCTGCTCGACGAGATCGGCCAGCACATGCAGCGGATGGCGCTCGGCGGCCCCACCAACGAAGTCCCCTTCTAGCCCGACCCGATCGGGAGCCGCTGCGGCCCGAACCTGCAGCGGCTCCCGGAACCAGGAGACCACGATGTCCCACATCCAGCCCGCTTTCGACGGCATGCACCTCGAGGCCCCGGCTCCTGCGAAGTCGCGTCGAATAGTCGACGACTACGAGGCCTGGGTCGACGAGGTGTGGCCCGCGTTCGTCGCCGCCGCCGACACCGGCGTCCCGTTCACGATCGACGAGATCAGCCGCAAGTACCAGCTGCCCGACCCGCCGCACCCCAAGTCCCAGTGGGGCAGCCTGCCGGGCCGACTGCAGAACGAGGGCATCATCCGCCACCACGGCGGCGGCACCAGCGCCCGCGCCGGCCACTCCATGGTCCACGTGTGGATCGGTGTCCCCGCTGCCCACCGGGAAGCCGTCGCACGCCGCCGCCGCGAGGAACGCGCCGCCCAGCGTGCCGCCCGCGCAGCCGAAAAGCGGGCCGCCTGATGGACGACCTCGCCCTGTACCTCGCCGCGGGACGCGCCGCCCACCCGATCGCCGACTGGGCCCTCAACCAGGTGCTCACCTACGGGCCCGGGGTCGCCCTCTGCGGCACCCTCTACGCCCTGTACTGCACCACCGACGCGATCGCCCGCCGGTACCGCATCCGCCGCACCATCCGCCGCCTCGAACACCTCGCCAACCACCCCGGCGCCCACACCACCAACACCCGAAAGGAGACCCCGTGACCACCGCCGTCCGCGAAGCCCCCCACCACCGCAACCTCACCTGCTACACCGACTACCGCTGCCGGCGCCCCGAATGCGTCGAACGCAGGCGGCAGTGGCAGCGAGATCTCCGACGCCGGAAGCGCGAAGGCCAGCCCGCCCTCGTCGACGCCCAGCCGGTACGCGAGCACATCCTGCGACTCCACTCCGCCGGCATCAGCACCTACCGCATCTCCCTCGCGGCAGGCGTCGACGACTGGACCGTCCGATCCTTCCTCCCCTCCACCACCGGCCACCGCGCTAAGAAGCACCGCACCACACCCGAGATCGCCCGCAAGATCCTCAACGTCACCATCGAGACGGCCACCTCCGGGCATGTCGACGGAACCGGAACCCGGCGCCGCATCCAAGCGCTCGCCGCCATGGGCTGGCCCATTCGCCGCGTAGCCGAATACCTGGGCCTCAACCCGACCTACGCCGGCGACCTCATCCGGCGCACCGAGCAGGACCGGCCTGTCCTCGCCGCCACAGCAGAGAAAGTCGCCCGCGCCTACGACACGCTCAAGACGAAGAAGCCCACCCGGAACGGCATCGAACCTCGAGTCGCCAAACGCATCCGCGGCCTAGCCAAGGAGAAGCGCTGGCCCACTCCCGGCTACTGGGACCAGCACCCGGGAGCCATCGACGATCCGCACTTCGAGCCCATGTACGGGCTCACCCGCCGGGAGATCGTCGCCCAGGACGCGCACTGGGTCATGACCACCATCGGCCTCGACCGCGCCTCCGCCGCCGAACGCCTCGGCGTCGCCAAGTCGTACATCGACCACGCCTTCCGCGACCACCCCGAATACGCCGTGGAGGTCGCCGCGTGACCGGCGACTGGCGGCACCAAGCCGCCTGCAGCAACGAAGACCTCCCCGACATCTTCTTCCCCGCCTCCGACACCGGCCCCAGCTCGGAATACGTCATCGCCGCCGCCAAAGCCATCTGCCGACGCTGCCCCGTCACCGACCACTGCCTGACCTGGGCCCTCGAACACGGCATCACCGACGGCGTATGGGGCGGCCTCACCGAAACCGAACGCCGACACCTGCACCAACGCAACCGAACCGCCGCATGACCGCCAGCCAGCACCACCACTGACCAGGCACACCACCGCACGACAAAGGGCCCCGCAACCGCGGGGCCCCGGAGGAGGGAGGAGGGGACGGATGCTAGTCGTCGGACTCGGCCGGACTGGTGCGCTCGTTGAGCGCCTCGAGGGCCCGCTCGTAGAAGTCCATCGAGACGAGCGCGGCGATCGGGCGACGCGCCTTGGTGCGGTCAACCACGACGAACGCGGTGTTGAGGTACCGCACCTGCGTACAGAGTTCGGTCACGTTCGACCGCAGCTCGCCCATCGTCCTCTCCTCGGGGTTCAGCTCTCGAGGTCCAGGCGCCCACGGCGACCCGCTGATGTTGTGGCGCGGACGTTCAGCCTTTATGGCCGCCGACTCCGCAGCGAGGGCCAGGCGACGACTGCCGTGCCACTCGATGCTCTCGCTGGCGACGTCCTTCCACCAGGGCGAACTGTTCCTGTGCGAGGCGAAACGCTGCTCGGTGTCGTAGGTAATGCCGACATAGAGCAACGCGCCGTCTGCGTCGAAGAGGCGGTACAGCGCCGTGCGGTGGTCGTCCAGGTACATACGGGATCCCCTCGGTCAGGCCGAGGGCTCGCCCCCCGGCTGGGCTTTCTTTCTGCTGGTAACGGTTGGCTCGCGCAGGCGGCCGATGTCGTTGGCGCGGGCGATGCGCCGGATCGTCTCGTAGCTGTAGCCGGTCGCGTCGGCGACCTTTGCCGGCTTCAGGCCGGAGCGCAGGGCGTCGACGACGGCGGCTTCGAACTGCTTGGCCGCGGCCTCTTCGGCGTCTCGCTTCGCCTTGGCCGCCTCCTTCAGGCGGGTCACGGTCTCCTCCTCGGTCATGGCCGCATGGTCCCACACGGCCTAGGCCACATCCAGTTGCACAACCATAGCCAACATTCATGTGTCCAAGTGTATGTTGGCTATAGCGAGATGCGCCAGCCGCATCGATCGCCCCCCTGAGGGCTGTCCCAAGCCAGCTGATCAACCCGAAGAGACACCCCTCCTGAGAAGAGATTCCCGTGAGTAAAGAGGCCCTGATGTGGGTGATTGAGTCGGCGCCCGACGTGTCGCCGCACTGGATCCCGGTCCTCATCGGACTGGCTCGCCATGCCGACAAGGAAGGCCGCGGCGCCTGCCCCTCTCAGGAGCTCCTCGCCGAGTACGCCCGCAAGTCCGACCGGGCCGTCCGTAACGACCTCAACGCGATGGAGAAGGCCGGCCTCATCCGTCCCGGAGACCCGGCCGTAGTCGCTCACTTCCCGCCGGACCGGCGCCCTCTCGTGTGGGACCTGGCCTGCGAAAAGAAGCGCACTCTCAAGGCGACCGACTGGAAGCCCACTTCCGGTCGGTCGACCGGGCGGAAGCCCACTTCCGGTCGGTCAACCGTCGGTAACACCACCGAGAACGAGCGAACCCGCAGGTCAGAGAAGAACGACCGGAAGCACACTTCCACCCGGACCGACCGGAAGCACACTTCCACCCGGTCGGCGACTCCGCCGCAACACGAAACCGCAGGTCAGGAAGGAACGACCGGAAGCACACTTCCACCGAATCTTTCTAACTACGTAAGTACGCAAGCAGGCAGCGCCCGCACCCCCGACTGGGCCAAGCCCCTCATCGAAGCCCTCGGCGTCAAAGGCATAGCCGTCAGCTGGAGCCGCGTCAGCAGCTTCCAGTGGGTCATCGTCCAGCAGCTGATGAAGACCCACGGCGTCCCGTACCTCGTCCACCTCGCCGCCACCCGCTGGAACCCCAGAAACCCCATCCGGTTCGGCACCCTGCTGATCGACATCTGGCGCGAGTACGAGCCGCCACCCGTCGGCTCCCCCTGGCACCCCTCCCGCCAGACACAGGCCGTACCGGAGAACGGCGCTCAGAGACCCCCGCACTGCGGCCACCCCGACTGCGACCCCGCCAGCCGGCTCCGCGAAACCGAAGACGACAACGGCCTCCGCCGAGTCCACCCCTGCCCCGACTGCCACCCCAATGCCAAGAAAGGCCACGCCGCATGACCGAGCCACTGTGGGAGCCCGAGACCCTGACCGACGAGCAGGCCGCCCCCCACAACCTCGAAGCCGAGAGGGCCGCCCTCGGCTCCGTGTTCTTCGACCTGGCCGCCATCGACACCCTCGACCGGACCCTCTCCGGCCACGAGGACTTCTACGAGCAGCGCCACCAGATCATCTACCGCACCGTCCTCGACATGTACTGCCGCGACCGGAAGCCGAAGATCGACCCCATCACCGTCTCCGCCGAGCTCCTCGCCAGCGGAGAACTCACCAAGGTCGGCGGCGCCGCCTACCTCCACCAGCTCGCCCAGTCCGTGCCCGTCGTCGGCAACGCAGCCGGATACGCCGCGATCGTCCGCGAACACGCCCAGCTCCGTGCCGTCCTCACCGCGACCCGCAAGGCCAGCCAGCGCGTCCTCACCGCCGCGAACACCGCCTCCGAGATCCTCGAAGCGGCCATGGCCGACCTCCAGGCCGCCGCCAAGGGCGTCGACACCGTCGACGAGAAGCTGTCCGTCGCCGACCGATGGATGGGTTTCATCGACGAACTCGAAGCCGGCAAGGACCCCCGCGCCCTCGACACCCCCTGGCCCGACCTCAACGACATCATCGAACTCAAGCCCGGCCAGCTCATCACCGTCGGCGCCGGCACCGGCCAGGGCAAATCCCTCTTCGGCATGAACCTCGCCGCGCACGTCGCCCTCACCCGCGGCCGGCCCGCCCTCGTCGCCTCCCTGGAGATGGGCGGCAGTGAACTCATGGCCCGCCTCACCGCCGCCGAAGCAGGTGTCGACGTCGACCACCTGGTGCGCCGCAAGCTCGAGGCCGCCGACTGGGAGAAGGTGTTTCGCGCCGCGCCGAAGATGCAGAACGCCGCGAACTTCATCCTCGACGACTCCCCGAACCTCACCCTGGGCAAGATCCGCGCCCGCGTCCGGTGGATGGCGGCCTCCGGCCACGCTCCGGCGATCCTCGTCGCCGACTACCTGCAGCTGCTGACCCCCGAGTCGAACGGAAAGAAAGAAAAGACCCGCGCCAACGAGGTCGCCGAACTCTCCCGCGGCCTGAAGCTCCTGGCGATGGAGTTCGAGATCCCCGTGGTGGCGCTGGCCCAGTTCAACCGCGGCGCCGTCGGACGGCAGCCCCTCGTGTCCGACTTCAAGGACTCCTCCAGCATCGAGCAGGACTCCAACGTGATCATCCTGATGCACCGGCCACTCGCCGAAGACGGCACCGACACCGGACCGCGAGCCGGCGAGATCGACCTGATCGTCGCGAAGAACCGCAACGGCGCCTCCGGCCGCATCGTGTCCCTCGCCTTCCAGGGCCGGTTCGCCCGGCTCCGGTCCATGGCCGGGTGACCGCCATGACCATCCAACGCAACTGGCACTGCGTCTCGGCAGGCGACGCGGTTACCGAGCGTCTCGAGCAGTACGCCACCCGCAGCAGCCACATACCCGGCCAGCCCGGCGCTCTCGCCGACGGCATGACCCACGAGGCGCTGCCCACCTCCTATGCCGGCACCACGTTCCGCTCCGCGCTCGAAGCGTCTTGGGCGGCCACCCTCGACACCCTCGACATCGCGTGGGAGTACGAGCCCGAGACGATCACCCTGCCGTCCGGGGCCACCTACATCCCCGACTTCCGTCTCCCGGACATCGGTTGCTGGCTCGAGGTGAAAGGGCCCGGCGTTCCCCGCGTCGAGAAGGCCTACGAGTTCGGCGAGAGCCTTGCTTGCGGCCACCCCGCCGGGGAGTGCGCCTGCCGTTGGCCCGGCGGGGAGCTCGTTCTCATCGGCCACGAACCCAAGCAGTACAACGCGTGGGACGACCCGGAGATCGACGCCCGGAACTACCGGATCGCCGCCAACGTGCAGCGCCGCCACGGTGGCCACCCCGACTGGACGTCGACTCGCGGCCGGACCGCATGGATCACCCGCTGCGGGGACTGCGACCGCGGCACCTGGTTCGACCGGCCCAAGTGCCGGGCCTGCGGCGGATCGCTCGACGGCTGCTACGGCTACCGACCCGGCGAACCCGGCCTCGAGTTCCGACGCATCCGCGGCCCCGTCCGAGCCCACGACACCGAGGAGACAGGTACCCGATGACCACCATCGACATCGCCCGTGCCCACGGCCACACCGGGCCCACTAACTGTCAGGACTGCGGCACCACCGAGAACCCGCACGTCGTTCTCTGGTTCGACCCGAAGACCGGCGAGAGCGGAACGCTTTTGCAGTGCTGCGGCTGCGGTATTGCCGCCGGTGACCCGATCTGCGTTCACGACGAATGCGAAGCCGACGAGCCGGAGCCGGACCCGGACCCTGCGGAGGCCGAGCCCGAAGTGCGGGTCTTCCACCGTCCCGGCGGATGGGTGCTGCCCGACTACACCGACCTGGCGGACTGCACCACCAACTTCCACCGCGAGCAGGACGGCCGGCCGCTGTGCACGGAGACGGCGGTGTGGAAGGTCGTCGAGGACCACGGCCTGCACCTGGCCATCGGCTTCTACTGCGACGCCGACCTGCCCGCCGAACACCGGCCGCAGGAGGCCGCCGCATGAGCGACCTCCGTATCGCCTCGTTCTGCTCGGGCTTCGGCGGCCTGGAGATGGCTGTGCAGGCCGTGTTCGGCGGCCAGACCGTGTTCCACGCGGACCCGGACCCGGGCGCGTCGAAGATCCTCGCCCACCACTGGCCCGAGGTGCCGAATCTGGGCGACATCCGGTTCGTCCACTGGGCTCGCACGCTCCGGCAGTACGGGCCGGTCGATCTTGCCGCCATGGGTTTTCCCTGCACTGACCTGTCCCTTGCCGGCCTCGGCGCCGGTCTTCGCCCTGGTACTCGTTCCGGGCTGTGGATCGACTGCGCTCGCGGCATCCAGGCCCTCAACCCCCGATTCGTGGTGATCGAGAATGTCCGAGGTCTCTGCTCGGCCCCAGCCCATAGCGACTTGGAACCCTGCCCGTGGTGTGTGGGAGACCGCGGCGACGAACCTGTTCTGCGAGCACTCGGAGCTGTACTCGGCGACTTGGCCGACCTCGGGTTCGATGCGGAGTGGATCGGTCTTCCCGCCAGCGATCCCGCCGTCGGAGCACCGCACGAACGGTGGCGGGAGTTCATCCTCGCCTGGCGCGCTGATGCCGACCCCCACGACCTCCGACGGCACCGGCGGGCCGGGAACCTCGCCCAAGCGCAAGGGCGGCATGAATCTGCGGACCGCGGTCACGCTGCTGCCCCCGCAGGAGACGTGACCCTGCTGCCCACGCCGGCGGCTCGGGACTGGAAGTCCGGCGCCTCCAACTTGATGGGCACCAACTCCCGGCCGTTGAACGAGTTCGCCGTGAACTGGTTGCCTCGCCGCGGCGACTGGGTCGGCACCAACGGCGTCGACTACGGACCCGCCATCCGCCGCTGGGAGAACGTGATCGGGCGGCCCGCACCGGAGCCCACCATCACCGGCCCGCGGGGCGGACGCCGCCTCAACCCGGCCTTCTCCGAGTGGATGCAGGGCCTCGCGGCTGGCCACATCACCGCCGTACCCGGCCTGTCCTACGAGGACCAGCTCCGCGCGATCGGGAACGGCGTCGTCTGGCAGCAAGGCGCCCACGCCCTCCGGCTGCTGCACGGTCGCGCGGTTCACGGCCTCTCTGAACAGCAGGCCGCCTGATGTCCCGCCGACCGCCCCACCCCGCCCCGTGACTGCCGTGACCCCGGGGCGCGCGCCTATCGCGCCCCGGGGTCTGGCCCGACCTTACCCACCCCACCCGGAGGAACCCATGACCGACCAGTCCCGTCCCGCGATGACGATGCGGGAGATCCGCGAAGCCCTCGGCCACGTCCAGCCCGGTATCCCCGAGCCGACCGTCCAGGCCACCGGCTACGAGGTGTCGCTGCTGCCCGAGGGTGACGTCAACCGCCTCTCGTTCACGATCAACGTCGAGTACCGCGGCGACGACCGGTGGGCCATCGTCCGCCACCGGCAGTGCATGAACGCCCAGGGCGAGTGGTCGTGGGAGTCGATCCCGTCCGGGCGTGAGGACGACTGGCTCGCCGAGCACCGCTTCGACCTGGATACCGCACTGCGGCTCGCGAAGGAGCAGGCGCCCAAGCTCATGGTCAACGGCATGACCGCGCTGAGCGTGTACCGCCGCACGCACCGGGAGGCCGGCCGTGGCTGACTTTTCCTCCGAGACGGTCACCCGCACGATCCGCCGCTGGATCGTCCCCGCCGCCGAACCCTGGGGTGCCGCCGCCGCGGAGATCGGTAAGGCGTGGGCGGTTGCCGAACTGGCGTACCGGGAGCACCACGGCCTCGACCGGGAGCAGCCGTTGCGCGACGACGCGCTCCGCTTCCACGTCCGCGACGAGGCGGTTGTCATCGAGTTCCAGACCGACGCGACTGCCCCTGCCGGATAGGGACCGGTCGACCCGCGAAACCCCACCCTGCCGTACCGACCGTCTCGTGGCTGCCCTGTCCCGGGCAGCCACCGAAAGGACCCGCCATGACCGACCAGACCCGTATCACCCCGAACCCGGACGGCGGTGTGATCCTGCATCTGCCGGACGTCACGTACATCGACACGCAGGTGTGGTCGGTGGATGTCGGCCTGACGGACGCCGGGGTGGAGGCGCTGCGTGCGCTGCTCGCCGCCTCGTCTGCCGGGCAGGCGCCCGCCACCGACCGGGCCGCCCTCGAGACCGCCGTCGCCGTCGCTACCCGCCTCCGCGCCGAAGGGCATGATGTGCGGGCGCAGGGCGCGGACGACGTCGCCGACCTTCTCCGGGTCGGTGAGCGGCTGGAGGGCCAGGAGACGCCCGTCGACCGGGCCGCCCTCCGTGACCGCATCGCCGACGCCCTGGCCGAGGCCGACGGTTGGGTGTTCGCGCCCGGCTTCAAGGAGGGCAGCCTGACCTACCAGGGCTTCCTGGAGCAGGCCGACGCGGTGCTAGCCGTGCTGCCCGCGCCCGTCGACCTCACCGCCCGTCTCGCTGCCGCCCTCCGCGAAGTGCTCGACACCTTCACCCCGATGAAGGACACCTGGGACGGCCCGGTCGCGTGCTACGACGGATCCGCCGACATCGAGCCCGAGCAGTACGAGCGGTGGCGCACGGTCCTCGACGGGGCGCTGCGCCGCCTGGCCGACGAGACGCAGTCCGCCTCGGAGACCTGCCTGACGAACCCCGCCCGGCCCGCCGCCGAGACGCGGCAGGACGACCCCCGCCCGTCCTCTCCGCCCGCGTGAGCCCCGCGGGAGGCGCTCAGTGCCCGCTGTGGCGCCTCCCGCCCCCTCCGGCGGGTCCTCGCGTCGTCTGGGCCCGCTTTGAAGCCTCACAGGGGCGTACAGCGCTTCTCTCCCGGCATTACCCGCCCCTGAACCGCTCGCCGCCGCCCTGCTGTCGGGGCGGCGGCCCACCCGAAAGGCACCAGCCGTGAACCC